AGCCCGTCAGGGCTCTGGTGGAACAGCTCTGCGCCTGGTTCCCGGAGACCAAGGGCCTGACCGACACGGTCATGGCCCTGTGGTTCGCGGAGATCCGCTGCCGCGAACTGATGGTCTCCGACCTCAGCGGTTGGCACCTGGGCAACAACGAGTTCCTGTCCGAGCGCGACAAGGACGCACAGATGGTCGTGGACGTGGACCTCGCCCTGGCGCAGCAGGACATCGCACGGTGGGACGGGTCGCTTCGCGGCTGGTCCCTGAACTGAGAGGACGAGATGGACAGCGTGTACCGGGAGCGTGCGCACCTTGTGGCGCACTTGGCCACCATCTACCCCAGCACCATCGGATACCACGACCCCGAAGAACCGGACTGGGCCGTCGTCATTGTGGATACCCCCACCGGTCAGATGAGTTGGCACGTGGCGCCAGACGACATGGACCTGTTCAGGCACATCAACAGGTCCGAGATCAACACCTGGGACGGCCATAGCACCGAAGAGAAGTACCAGCGGCTGCGTCGCCTGATCGGAAGCCACCTGACCCTGACCGCCAGGGTCGGGCATTCGCCTCAGGAGTCCTGATGGGCTGCTACGGCCAGGACTGGGCCTCGTACCAGTCCCCCGCCCCGGATGTCACGGGGCTGTCCTTCGTGTTCGTCAAGGCCACTGAGGGCCTGACGTACGCCAATCCCCGTTGGGCACAGCAGGTCGCGTACGCGCGGCTGCACAAGCTGACCGTGGGGCACTACCACTACCCGCACATGGGCAACTCGGCGACCGCCGAGGCGGACTTCTTCCTGCGCACGGCCCGGCCGCAGCCGGGCGACTACGTCGCTCTGGACTGGGAGGGGTACGACGTGGCGAACCGCTCGGTGCCCTTCGCCGCCCAGGTCGCCTACAAGAAGGCGTTCCTGGCCCATGTGACCGCGGCTCTGCCGCACAACCAGGTGGGGACGTACTGCAACACGGACTACCTGGACCGCGACCCCGCGGGCGCCTACGGCGATTTCCTGTGGATCGCCACCGCCAACAAGGCGGCCGGCCAGCCCGGCATCAGCCGGAGCTGGCTCTTCCACCAGTACAGCGCCAGCTCGGTGGACCGCGACTACTGCAACCTTTCCGCCGACGCCCTTCGGGCGTGGGCGCACGCCAAGGAGGACGACATGGCCCTGACCCGCGATGACGCTGTGACGATCTGGGGCTACGAGAATCCCACTTCCGGTGACAAGTACGACATGCACCAGGCCCTGAAGAACGCCGAGGCCAACAGCGCCGAGGCCGCGCGCCTCGCCACCGAGGTCAAGGCCACGGTGGATCACCTTGCCGTCGGCGGCGTGGACCTGGACGCCTTGGCGGCCAAGGTCGCGGACCTGCTGTCCAAGCGTCTCCAGAGCTAGGCGCTAGCACATTTCTGCTAGCAACCGGGTATAACTGGCAGTGAGCAGGGAGGTGGATGCGTGGCCGTAGTGGATCCGGCGATAGCCCAGCGCGTACTCGCGCTGCGCGCGGACGCCTCCGAGCGTGACGCCCGGCACCGCCGGGTGCACGACGTGCGCACGAATAAGCTCCAGTCTCTCCAGCCCGGCTCGATGCCGGACATGTGGCCGGAGCCGATCGTGGCGAACACGATCGACACGACGGCCCACCAGCTCGCCGAGAACCTGGCTCCGCTGCCGAGCATCAACTGCGCCACGGGCGTGACGACCACGGACAAGGCGAAGAAGTTCGTGGCCAAGAAGACGAAGATCGCGTATTCGTACGTGATCGACTCTCAGCTCAAGGCGCGGATGCCGCAGGGCTGCGACTGGTACATCACCTACGGGCTGCTGCCGATGGTCGTGGAGCCCGACTTCAAGGAGGGCAAGCCCCGGATCCGGTTCGATGACCCGGTGGGCAGCTACCCCGAGTTCGACCGGTGGGGCAACGTCGTCAGCTACACCAAGGTACGCCGGGAGAAGGCGCACAAGATCGCGGCCAAGTTCCCCGACCTCGCCGAGCAGATCTACGGCCGGGATCAGATGGGCCGGCGGGCGACCTCCCAGGACGCCGTCCTGGAGATGGTGTACTTCTGCGACAAGGACACGTACGTCCTGTTCATGCCCGAGCGGCAGAACCTGGTCCTGAGCCAGACGGTGAACACCTTCGGCAAGGTGCCGGTGGCCGTGGCCGTCAAGCCCAGCCTGGACGACCAGGACCGGGGCCAGTTCGACCAGGTCATCTATCCCCACCTGGCCAGGGCCAGGATGGCGATGCTGGGCCTGGAGGCCACGAACCAGACGGTCCGGGCGCCTCTGGCGCTCCCGATGGATGTCCAGAAGATCCCCTTTGGGGACAATGCGATCATTCGCACCAATAACCCCGAGAAGATCCAGTTCGTGGCGCCGGACCATCCGGTCGCCGCGTTCCAGCAGGAGCAGATGCTGGCCGATGAGGTGATGCGCGGAGCGCGCACCCCGGCCAGCGCCACGGGCGATGTGAAGGCGTCCATCATCACCGGGCAGGGCGTGGACGCCCTGAACGGCTCCTATGACATCCAGATCGCCACGGGCCAGGTCATCCTGGGCCACGCGCTGGAGCAGGCGCTGATGCTGGCCTTCGAGATGGACGAGAAGTTCTGGCCGAAGGCCGTCAAGACGGTCACGGGCGTGATCAACGGCACGCCCTTCCAGCAGACCTACTCCCCCGGCAAGGACATCGCCGGGGACTACCGGGTCAGCGTGACGTACGGCTTCGCCTCGGGCATGAACCCGAACCAGGCTCTGGTCTTCCTGCTCCAGCTCCGCGGGGACCAGTTGGTCCCCCGGGACTTCGTCCAGCGGCAACTGCCGATGGACATCGACGTGACCGCGCTTCAGGCGCAGATCGATAACGAGCAGGTGACGGACGCCTTGAAGCAGGGCGTCTTCGCCATGCTCTCCTCGATCGGCCTCATGGCCCAGCAGGGCATGGACCCGACGCAGATCCTGCGCAACAGCGCACGGATCATCGAGCTGCGCGAGAAGGGTCTGCCGATCCACGAGGCGATCCTGAAGACCTTCGAGGCTCCCCCGTCGCCTCCGTCCTCGGGCGCCGGGGGCCCGGGTGCCCCGGGTGCTCCTAGCGGCCAGGAAGGGCCCGGGGCACTCATGGGGCAGAGCGTGACCACGGGCGCCCCCATGGGCGTGGCGCCCGGCCAGGCCCAGATGGGCCCCGGCGGCAGGCCGCCGCTTCAGGATCTCCTGGCCGGCCTGACTTCGGGCGGCCAGCCCGCCCTGACCGCGAACGTGCGACGGAGGATCCCGGCATGAGCGAGTGCAAGTCCTGCGGCCGGGAGGACGGCCATCACCTCGGGTGCCCGGAGGTAGCAAAGCCGGTCAAGCCGAACATTGTTCAACTTGAAGACACAGGCCCATCACTTTCGCCGCACGGCGAAAGTGATCAGTGCGCCTTCGGCGACTGCACGAACCCCAAGCGCCCGAAGGGCAAGGGCCCTGCGCCCAAATACTGCACGGAGCACAGCGACCCGAAGAACAGGAAGTGACCATGTCTGACACCGGATGGAGCGGCGACCCGTTCCACGAGGGCACCGCCAAGCCCATGATGCCGCTCCAGGGCGGCATGGAGGGGATCCACACCCAGATGCCGATGGACTCCGGCGCCATGACCAACCCGCGTTCCGCGGGCGCCGACAACGTCCAGCAGACCTGGAACAGCACCTCGCTGGCGCCGACCCCGGCGCCCACGCCGAACAACGACAGCCACGAGGCCCACTGACCAGGCTTTTTCCCGGGTCCGGGAAAAAGTGAGGAGGAGCGATGGCCAACGGCCAGGGCGGCTACCGCCAGCCCAGCTCCCCCGCCCCGGTCTCCGGGCCGGGGAGCCTGAGCAAACGCACGGACGGTCCGATGGGCGGCGGTAAGCAGCCCGTCAGAGTGCCGACAGGCGGCGCGTACGGCGACGCCACGGCGCTTCGCCAGGACCAGCAGGGCGCCCCGCTGGCCGCCTCTCCGGGCGGCGATGCGGCGGCGCCCCAGCCCGGCCTTCTGGCCGGGCTCTCGCTGCCCCCGGGGATCGGTCTCTCCGAGGGGACCGCCCGGCCTGACGAGCCGGTGACCGCGGGGGCGGCGAGCGGCCCCGGCCCCGGGCCGGAGGCCCTGGGGCTGCCGAACCAGCAGGACCAGGACATGCAGGCCCTGGTGGCCTATCTGCCGGTGTTCGAGCACATGGCGAACCAGCCGGGCGCATCCGCCGGGATGCGCCAGTTGGTCCGGTCGATCAAGGGGGCGATGTGATGGAGTGGGCGGATCGCCTGGGGGCGATGTACTCGTTCTTCCCGGACACCCCGGCGATAGCCGTGGACATGGCCCTGCGCACCCCTGCGCAGGACGACTTCGCGTACACGCTGGCCTACGGCCTCCAGAACACTTCCACGGCCCTGGACGCCTACCCGGCGGACACCCAGACCCTGGCAGGCTGACGTGGGCCTGGGCTCCTTCCTGTCCGATATCGGGCATGCCGCCTCCGGCGCCGTCAAGGACGTGTCGTCCGGGCTGAACACCGTGGACCGGTACATCAACCCGTTCCATGTGGAGCAGGGCTCCATCAAGTCCGGGGACACCAGCGGCAACAGTCCGCTGGGCAATGTGGTCTCCCACCAGGTGGAGACCGTCTCCCGCGGCATGAACTGGCTGTACGACAACGGCGTCTCCCAGCCGTTGTCCACGGCCCTGATGGCGGGCAATCTGCCCGGCGGCCCGTTCAGCGCCCACAACTGGGCGCAGGCGTGGCACGCCGCCAACCACATCTCGCCGGCTCAGGCGCTGTTCCTGAATCCGGACCAGACCAAGCAGGCGGTGAACTCGCCGCTGGAGTATTACAAGCCCGGCGAGGCGTACCTGCCGCCGGACTTCGATACCTGGTCGCAGGAGCGGCAGCAGGCGTTCTTGAAGCAGGCGGGCATGCCCGCCGTCGGGAACCGGTACATCGAGGAACTGCGTCAGACGCACCGGTACTTCGCCAACGCCTCGGGCATCGGGGACTTCGCGCTGCGTTGGTGGGCGGATCCGACGATCATTGCGGGCAAGGCGGCGGGCGCCGCCCGCCGGGAGCTTCAGGTGGTGCGCCGGCCCGCGGCCGGCTGGTCCCGCACGGACATCGACCGCATCATGAACAAGTCGGTGATGTCCAAGGCCGTGGACTTCGTCTACCAGAACCGGGACAACCCGGCTCTGTTGAACAATCTGTCCATGGCGCGCAATAGCGGCATGGGCCCGCGCTTCGGCGCGCTGGCCTCGCTGCTGAAGTCGCCGGACGAAGTCCACGACTTCCTTCGCATCGGCCTGGGCGACATGGACGCCATCGAGCGTCTTCAGACCAAGAACGCCTTGGCGGGCGCCAGGATCGAGCAGGACACGGGCCGCTATGCGGCTCTGGACGCTATGGCGACGCGCTTTGACGCGGTCGGCACGGGACGTGCCAGTCAGTACGCCGCGCTGGCGCGGCAGCAGATGGACGCGCTGAACAAGCGGATCAACGCGGACACCGATCTGGTGCGCGGATACAACAACATCCTTGATCACGCTCATGAGCTGGATCAGCTCAACCTGTCGCGCTGGAGCTTCGCTCGCGCGCAGGCGGCCACCGAGGCGCAGGCGGCCTACCGGGCCAGGGCGGCCCGCGGCGTGGGTACGGGCCGTCAGGTCACCATCACGCCGACCCCGCTTCTGTCCCGGGGTACGTCCACTCCGGTGGACCTGGGCTTTGTGAAGTCCCGGGTCTACGGCGTCGGGGATTTCTTCTCGACGCCGATCACCGTCGTGCGGTCCTTCGCCAATGCTCGGCCGAACGGGTACATGCGGATCGATGACATCGACAAGGACTCGATCGCCGAGTTGCGCGGGCAGCTCGCGCGCATCCCGAACATCACGGACCAGACCCGGCTGAACGTCCTGAATGAGTACCTGAAGACGCAGACCGAGGGGGAGCGCGTGGCGCTCCTGAAGCAGGTGGGCGCCATGGGCGCCGCCAAGGTGGCGGAGAAGCATGGCCTGGAGCCCGAGGCCGGGCTGGAGCTGTACCAGCAGCACCTGAACCGGCAGTTCGGCGAGATCGACAACATGAAGCGGTACTCTGCCGCCACGAAGCCGATTCAGATGCCGGACGGGACGCTGGCCCGGGTGCGGGTGGACGAGTTCGCCACCGACGGCGGGAAGCTGGTGGTCCACCCCACCAGCGTGACGCAGTTGGCGAACAGTCACGTCTTCCAGGATCTGGGCGAGATGGACAAGGTCTTGGCCCGGCACTCCAGTGCGCTGAGCGCGATCCGTACGTCCCGGCTGGGTAATCCGGACTGGATCATGGATGCCAGCGACTACTTGACCACCATGTTCAAGTTCTCGACCCTGTTCCGTCTGGGCTACATCCCTCGCGTGCTGGGGGATGATCTGGCGGGCCAGTGGGCCCGCGCGGGGGCCGCGGCGATGGCGGCCCGGGTCGGCTGGGGCGTCAAGAACGGCGCCACGAACCTGGCCATGTGGCGCCCGGCGCGCTTCCTGGCGGCCAAGGCCGCCGTGGCCAATGAGGGCGTGCGGTACGCCGAGGAGCAGATGGCGGCCATCAAGCCGGAGCTGACGCAGCTTAGGCAGCGGATGGCCGGCGAGAAGGCCATGCGGCAGCGGGACGTGGGCCGCGCTCAGGCGCGCGCGGACAGGGCGCAGCAGATCCTGGCGTCCCTGCCGGATGATGCGCCGCAGGCGCGGCGTACGGCCGCGCAGCGGTATGCGCAGGCCAAGGCGAACGAGGTGCAGCGCGCCCAGGCGCGCGCTGCCGCGGATCTGTGGCCGACCAAGGCCAAGCGCCTGGCCGACCTGGAGGACAATTACTCCTACCTGACGCGGATGCGGGATGAGGCCCACAAGGCGGCTCAGCCGCCGCAGAAGGTCATCCAGGGCAGCAAGCCCGTGGACCTCGGGAACGGCGTCATGGCGCCCGCGGCCTTCGCGGGCCGCGAGGGCGACATGTACCAGAAGCTGGTTACCTCGGACGAGTCGCTGGGCCAGATCTTCGCCACGAACAAGAAGCTGATCCACGGCCACCTGATGCGGTCCTTCGATCACGGCGGCAAGGCGATCAGCGCCGCCCAGGACGAAGAGCTGCACGCCACGAGCTGGGCGCACGCGATCAACGCGCAGATCGTCCAGGACCAGCTCAAGGCCCAGGCGGTCCGGGGGGCCAGCCCCGAGGACATGACCAAGTGGCTGACTTCCACGGCCGAAGGCCGCATCTACCGCCAGCGCCTCGGGCTGGCGTCGGCCAGCAATGAGGACATTGCCAATGCCGCATGGCACGAGGTGGCGGAGTACATGCCGACACCGGAGATCCGGGCCAAGGCCCTGGAGCCGGACGGCGTGACGCCGCAGTTCCTGAAGCAGCACATCCCGATGGCGCAGCGCCCCGAGGTGCACACCGGCCAGGTGGGCCAGGTGCAGTCCCGCTTCAAGCGGGCCCTGGATGATGTGATCACCAAGTGGTTCAAGGTGGCGTCCACGATCCCGGCGGACCGGATGAGCCGCCACCCGCTGTTCAACCAGCTCTACGAGGGCCACCTGGCGACCTTGAAGAACCAGCTTGTGAAGCAGGGCGCGTACGACACGACCGCCGAAGGCGTGGAGCGCATGGCGACGACCGCGCGGCGCCTCGCGCTGCGCGACACCCGCAAGCTCGTGTTCGACATCGCGCACCGCAGCGACGCCAGTGCGGCGCTGCGCTTCATCTCGCCGTTCATGACGGCGACGAACGAGTCCTTCCAGCGCTGGGGCCGGATCATCGCGGACAAGCCGCAGACGGTTGGCTACGCCAACATCTTCTACAACGCCCCGGTTGCCGCCGGCCACATGCAGGACGCCGACGGCAATGACATCACGAAGGACGGCTACGTCTACACAATCGACCCCAAGACGGGCAAAGCGGTCAAAACGCTGGTGCCGAAGGCCCAGCGGTACATCGTGGGCCGTGTGCCGAAGTGGCTCATCAAGAGCCCGGTGGGCGTAGCCCTGGGCGTGGAACCGGCTTCGGGGAAGATGCGGCTGTCCCAGAACTCGATGAACCTGGTGACCCAGGGCGATCCCTGGTTCAACCCGGGCACGGGCCCGATCGTCCAGATCCCCGTGAACGCGCTGGTGAAGGACAAGCCGCGGGCGGCGGAGCTGGCCCGCCAGCTCCAGATCCTGCCCTTCGGGCCGCAGCAGGGCAGCCTGCCGAAGCAGGCGGCCGGGTTCCTGCTGCCCCCGACGGTCAAGAACTTCCTGACCGCCTGGGACACCAGCGATTCCCGCTACCAGGCGGTGAAGCTCCAGATCATGCAGCGTGCCGCCTACGAGCACGAGAACCTGGGCAAGCCGATGCCCAGTGCGAAGCAGATCGCCGCCATGACCCGGGACTACTGGCTGTTCTCCGCCGCGTCCGCCTTCCTTCAGCCGATGGCGACCCAGAAGGCGGACAAGTACCAGTTCTACCGGGACCAGTACAACGCGCTGCGCCGGCAGAATCCGCTGACGGCGGACGACGAGTTCCTGAAGCGTTTCCACGAGTCGTACTTCGTCTTCGCCCAGAGCCAGTCCAAGAACGACTCGGGCATTCCGGCCACGATGAAGGCCGTCGAGCTGGAGAAGAGGTACGGCGACATCATCGCCCAGAACCCGGAGCTGGGCGCCTTGATCGTGGGCCCGGAGGGCAACGGGCCCTTCTCGCCGGAGGCGTACTCCTACCAGCTCAACACGCCCGTGACGCCGGGCTCCAGCGAGATGCAGCGGACCAAGATGTCCGCTGATGAGGCGATGACCGAGAACCAGCGTCGCCTGGGCTGGTCCAAGTACACCGCGATGGTGACGCGGCTGACCAAGGAGCTGCACGACCGGGGCCTGAAGTCCTTCGCCGACAAGGGCGCGGAGGACTTGAAGCAGGAGAAGTCCAACTACACGAACCTGTGGTCCCAGCCGCTCATGCCGGACGGTTCGCCGAACCCGTACTACAACGAGGCGTGGTCCAAGGACTACTCGACCCTGGACCCGCTGAAGTACGACCGCCTGATACCGGGCATGGCAGCGGTCGCCAAAAGCTCCCTGGCGGCCGATCCCAGCCGCAGCGACCTGCGGACCCTCCAGGAGTATCTGGGCGGCCGTCAGGCCGTCCTGGAGGCCCTACAGGCCCGCGCAGCGGCCGGAGGCAAGAAGACCCTGACCGCCAAGGCGAACGCCGACCTGGCGGCCCAGTGGCAGACCTTCGTGGACGGTCTGATCGAGAAGGACACGCGCTTCGGGGAACTGCACAGCAGGTACCTGGCCCGGGACCTGGGCTACGACGGCAGTCTGACTGAGGAGTCGGCATGACGATCAACAAGCCCACCCCCTCGCCGTCGTCCACGTCGGCCGGCGAGGCCGCGGGCGCCGCCCAGTTCGGCGCCACCGCCACGGCCGCAGGCAGCGGCCAGGTCTGGATGCCCATCGCCCCGTTCACGCCCGGCACCTCGGGCCTGACGGGCAAGAACCTGGACCAGCTCAGCGAGAGCGCGCAGGCGCAGCTCGCACGCCGCCCCCAGGGCGGCGGCTGGTGGACAGTCGCCGACGCGGAGGCGGCGTACTACACCTGGACGGACAAGCAGCGCGCGGACTTCCGCGCGAAGGCCCTGGTGGGCGGCCTGCTGAAGATCGGCGACGGCGACATCGAGGCCGGAGCCCTGTGGAAGAACCTGGTCGACCAGGCCGCGAACTACGGCAACGCCGGCCAGGCGGTCTCCCCCACGGACCTGCTGGCCGGGTATGTCAAGGCGAACTCGGGCGGGACGCCCTGGGTGAAGCAGGGCAACTTCGAGATCAACTCGATCACGGGTGAGAAAAGGTACATAGGCCCCCAATTCAGGACCACCACGGCCACGAACATGAACCTGACCGACCCGGCCACCGCGCGAGCGGTGGCGACCTCGGTCTTCCAGCAGTTGCTGGGCCGGGATCCCGGCCAGGGGGAGATCCAGGCGTACGCCCAGGCGCTGACGCAGTCCGAGATCCAGAACCCGTCCCGGACCACCACGACCACGCAGTACGACATGACCACCGGGGACCCGACCAACACCAGCTCGTACAGCACGGGCGGCATGACGGCCGAGGAGCAGCAGCAGCTCGCCATAGACGCGATCAAGAAGAAGCCGGAGTACGCCCAGGTCCAGGCGGCGACGACCTACGCCAACGCCCTTGAGTCGGCCGTCAAGGGGAGCTGAGATGACGGTCACCGGGCAGCAGATCGTGGACAAGGCGCGCAGCGCCCTGGGCGTGAACTACGTCTGGGGCGGGAACAGCCTTACGTCCGGTGTGGACTGTTCTGGGCTGGTTCAGCAGGTTTATGCCGCTTTCGGCATCCAGCTCCCCCGGGTCACGTACGACCAGATCAACCAGGGCGCCAACGTCCCCGTTGACCGGCTCCAGCCGGGCGACCTGGTCTTCTTTGACACCGACCGGTCCACCAAGGGACCGGATCACGTCGGGATCTACATCGGCAACGGGCAGTTCATCCATGCCCCGAAGCCGGGCGATTCGGTCAAGATCTCGTCCCTGACCGACTCCTACTACATGTCCCGCTTCATGGCGGGACGGCGCATGGCCGGCGTGGCCGGCTACTCCGAGGGTGATGCCCTCGCCTCGGGTGGGCTCTCGCCCACCCAGCCCGACACCTCGCAGACCCGGCTGTCGCCGGAGGAGCTGGCGGGCGAGTACGGCATGTCGTACTCGTTCTTCAAGAGCCAGCCGGAGCTGATGAAGCTGCTCAAGCAGGCCACGGCCGAGACGTGGACTGCGGACCGCTTCACCGCGGCCCTGAAGAACACCAAATGGTGGAAGGACAACTCCAGCACCGCGCGGCAGGCGCAGGTGCTGGCCAAGACCGACCCGGCCACCTACAAGGCGAACCTGGCCGCCGCTCAGGCGGCAGCCTCGCAGGCGGCCGTGAAGGCCGGGGCGATCCTGAGCGCCAAGCAGCTCCAGCGCCTCGCGTACAACATCGTCACGTACGGCTGGGACGACACCCAGGTGAACAACTACCTGGGCCAGTACGTCAACTTCACCAAGGACCACACGCTGGGCGGTCAGGCCGGGCAGGCCGCCCAGCAGATCCGGTCCTACGCCTATGACCAGGGGATCAAGATCTCCGATCAGACGGTGAAGAACAACGCCGCGTACCTGGTGCGCGGCATCACGAGCATGCAGGACATCCAGAACGGCCTGCTCCAGCAGGCCATCAGCTCCTATCCGGGCTTCACCCAGCAGCTCCAGGCCGGCGCGACCATGCGCGACATCGCGCAGCCGTATATCCAGATGACGGCCCAGGAACTGGAGCTGCCGGAGAGCGACATCACGGTCTGGCATCCAAAGGTTCAGGCGGCCTTGAACCAGGCCGACGCCAAGGGGCAGCCGTCCCCGATGTCCCTGACGGACTTCCGGTCCGTCCTGCGCTCTGACCCGAGCTGGCGCAAGACGCAGAACGCCCAGGACCAGACCATGGCCATCGGGCGCCAGGTGCTCCAGCAGATGGGCCTGGTCTCATGAGCGGCATGACCTTGAGCCAGTTGCTCGCCGGGATTCGCCAGGTCGAATCCGGCGGCAACTACTCCGTGGTGAACTCCATCGGCGCCGTGGGCGCCTATCAGGTCATGAAGGCCAACATCCCGTCCTGGACCAAGCGGGCGCTCGGCTACTCGATGACCTGGCAGCAGTTCCGGGACTCGCGTGCCGCCCAGGACAAGGTGGCCCAGGTCATCCTGGGCGGCTACTTCAACAAGTACGGCGCCGAAGGCGCCGCCGCCATGTGGTTCAGCGGCCAGCCGAACCCCAACAGCAGCGCCTCGGACGGTGGCAACACCGTCCGAAGTTACGTGGACAAGGTCATCGCCGCCAGCGGCGGCAGTCCGGGAACCACCGCATCGAGCAGCACAGGGAGCGGCGCAGCCGTGGGCGGATCGATAGCGCCACTGGATCTGAACCAGCTCGCCGAGAGCTACGGGCTGACCACAGCCCTGATCAACAGCTCCAGTGAGCTGAAGAAGCTGTTCAAGCAGGCCGCCGCAGGCAACTGGAGCGCCGACCTGTTCACGGCGCACCTGAAGAACACCAAGTGGTGGCAGACACAGTCCGACACGCTTCGGCAGTACATCACCCTGAAGTACACCGATCCGGCGACCTGGAAGCAGAAGAACGCTCAGGCCCTGTCGGACATGAACGCCCTGGCCGTCTCCGTCGGCCTGGGCGATCTGCTGCACGGCAACGCCAACAGCAAGAGCCTTCTGAACCAGGCGGCGTACAACTCGCTCGCGCTCGGCTGGAGCAACGACCGGATCAAGGACTGGCTGGGCGGGAAGATCGGCCTGAATGCCGGCGGCGAAGCCGGCGATCTGTTCGACAAGCTCCACAGCCTGGCGTACACCAACGGCCTGAAGCTCTCGGATGCCTGGTACTTGGGGCAGGTCCGGGCCATCGAGGGCGGACGATCCACAGAGCAGATCTCCGAGGCGTCCATTCGCAAGTGGGCGGCGGCGAAGTACAGCGCCTTCGCCGATCAGATCAAAGCGGGACAGAACGTCATGGACCTGGCATCTCCGTACATTCAGTCTGTGTCCAAGATCCTTGAGATCCCGTCCACGAACGTGGATCTGTTCAACAACCACGTGGCCAAGGCCATGAGCAGCAACGTGAGCGGTCAGGCGGAGTCCATCTGGCAGTTCGAGAACGATCTGCGCAAGGACCCGCTGTGGAAGAAGACACAGAACGCGCAGGACAGCGCCATGCAAGTGGCGCATCAGGTGCTCCAGAACTTCGGGATGGTGTTCTGATGGCAGCAGTGATGGGGACGCGCCCGGCGGCACAGACTCCGGGGATGATGCGCCGCGGGACGGCCGTCCGCCACGTACAGCTCCCCCCCGGCTCAACAACGAGCGACCCCGGCTTCGGGGTCGATCCTCTCCAGGGCATGATCAACGCCCTGTCGGGCGCCGAGCGGGACGCCTTCGTGGCGCTCAACAGCCTGTTCACCAGCTACGGCCTGGCCTCGCTGGCCCCGAAGATCTTCAGCTACATCCAGAACGGCTACAGCGCCGACACGATCTCGATCCTTCTCCAGGACACCCCGGAGTACAAGCAGCGCTTCGCGGGCAACGAGCTGCGCAAGAAGGCCGGGCTCGCCGTGCTGAGCCCGGCGGACTACCTGGCCACGGAGGCGTCGTACCGCCAGATCATGGCGTCCGCCGGCCTGCCGGCCAACTTCTACGACCAGCCCAGCGACTTCGCGAACTGGATCGGCGCCGACGTGAGCCCGAGCGAGATCAACTCCCGGGTGCAGCTCGCCACGGCGGCGACCACCCAGGCGAACCCGTACGTCAAGGCGCAGCTTGCCGCCCTGTACGGCGTCGATGACGCCTCGATCACGGCGTACTTCCTGGACCAGTCCAAGGCGCTGCCGCTGCTCCAGAAGCAGGAGCAGGCAGCGCAGTTCGGTGCCGAGGCCGCTAGGCGCGGCCTCGTGGCCGACAGGCAGCGCCTGGAAGACTACGTCACCTCGGGCTTCTCGCTGTCGCAGGCCAGCGCCGGCTTCCAGCAGGTGGCCACGGAGCTGCCGAACCTTCAGGCTCTGGCGAGCCGGTTCGGCACGACCTTCGGCCAGGCCGAGGAGGAGGGCGCGGTCTTCGGGACCAGCGCCAACAACGTCCAGGGCCGCCAGAGCCTGATCGACAACGAGAAGGCTCTGTTCTCCGGCGCCTCCGGCGGTGCCGCATCCGGCCTCGGGGCCGGGTATCGTGCTACGTAGCGCAGGACGCGGTTTCGCCGGTGGATCTCATCGAGGGTCGGGCGAAACCACCTGGGCCCAGCCTTAGCCCCCGGGAGTGACCCGGGGGCTTCGTGCTATCCGCCCAGGTACCAGCAGCGGGCCGCCGCCGCTGCGAACACGGCGGCCACGATCGGGCCGCCGATGTAGTTGTGGCTCTGGAAGATGCTGATGACTGCGCCTATGGCGCACACCGCCAGGACCCCGGCGGCCCAAGTCCAGCCCCTGCCCTCTGGCATGCCCCCTCCTTCGTCGCCCGCAGCGTAGCGCCGGGCGCCCCTCGCTAGCAGGTGATAGCGCAAAAGTGCTAGCACTGGGGTATAACAGGTTCTAGTCAGAGAACCTGACAAGCGGAGCGCGAGGCCCTTTCCCCGAGGGGCCAGCAGGCCGCGAGGGAATACAGGGAGTACGCAGTGAGCGACATGTACGGCTTCGGTGTGGACGACCCGGCTGGTGAGCCTGCCCAGGACCCGCAGGGACCCAAGTGGTTCCGCGAGTACATGGACAAGGTCTCCGGACAGCTCAAGAGCCTCCAGGAACGCAACGAGGAACTGGAGCGGGCTCAGCGTCAGACACAGGTCGCGGAAGCGCTCAAGGCGAAGGGATACGCCCCTCAGGCCGCTGGCCTGTACTCGGGCGACCCGAACAAGCTGGACGACTGGTTGAGCGCCAACGGCGCTGCTCTGGCCCGCACCGAGGCCGCCCCCGAGGGCGACCAGCAGGGCCAGCCGGCGGGGCCTCCGCCCACGGTCGTCAGCCCCGAGAGCCAGGCAGCCATGGCGGCGATGTCCGCCGCCAGCACGGGCGGAGCCGGACCCCTGTCCGGCGAAGACCAGCTCGCCGCGCGGCTGGAAGCCGCAGGCGACGACGAAGCGGCCTTCAACGCCATCATGCGCGAGGCTGGGAACGTCCGCTTCCGCTGAACCTGCGCTCTCTCGCCCCTGACCTCAGCGAGCCCGAGAGAGACCCCCGATGGCCAACGCCTTCACCGATACGTCTGCACTGTCCAACACAGTGCAGACCGCGTACGACAAGTCCTTCCGCTTCAAGCTGCGCAGCCAGCCGCTGTTCCGCTCCCTGGCGGACGTGCACCCCACCGACCTGACCGCCCCCGGTTCCAGCATGGTCCTGGGCATCTGGGCGGACCTGGCCCCGGCGACCACGCCTCTGACCGAGGACGTGGACCCGGACGCGGTTGCCCTGGGCAACCCGACCCAGATCACGCTCACGATTCAGGAGTACGGCAACCCGGTCCTCCGGACCCGGAAGCTCATGCTCACGTCGATCACCGACGTGGATCCGGCTGCCGCCTCGATGATCGCGTACAACGCCGCGGACAGCGTTGACGTGCTGGTGCAGACCGAGCTGCGCGGCGGCTCGAACCTGATCCAGAAGAAGGCCGGCACCCAGTCCTACGTGACCAACGCCACCAGCACCACCGTGGCCACCACCATGGTGGCCACCGACACCTTCGATTCCAAGCTGATCCGTCTGGCGACGGCCAAGCTCCGGACGAACAAGGCGGTGCCGAAGCGCGGCAGCATGTACGGCGGCTTCATTCACCCCGAGGTGAGCCACGACCTGCGCGCCGAGTCCGGCGCCGCGGCCTGGCGCGACCCGCACAACTACAGCGCGGTCGGCAACGTGTGGGCCGGTGAGATCGGCGAGTACGAGGGCGCCTTCTGGATCGAGTCCCCGCGTTGCTACAACGCGGTGGACGCCGGTACCGGCGACAACACGGTGCGGCGCTTCCGCACCTATGTGCTCGGCCAGGAGGCTCTGGCCGAGGCCGTGGCCGAAGAGTTCCACGTCGTGGCCGGTCCGATCGTGGACAAGCTGGGCCGGTTCCGGCCGCTGGGCTGGCTCGGAACCGCGGGCTGGAAGCGGTTCCGCGAGGAGGCGCTGGTCCGCATCGAGACCTCTTCGAGCATCGACGCGAGCTGATGACCACCTGGCTCTTCCTGACCCCCATGGTTCAGGAAGGGCCGGCCTCCTGGGAGGACCGGCTCTTCCTCCGCATCAAGCTGGCCAGGGGAGTCACGGTCCTGGAAGGACCGCCCGGGTCGTACCGGGCGGTCCGCTTCCCGACCCAGGACGAGATCGCGGCGGCGACCGCCGCCTACATCGGCGGCCACGAGTACGACGTGGACGACGCCACCAAGGCCGCGCTGATCGCGGCCGGAGTCGGCGTCACGGACGCCAACTTCATCGACACAGCCACCCTCCATGGGTTCGGCAGCGGACTCTTCGGAGAAGGGGCGTACGGCGGATGACGTTCACTCGGATAGCACAGGGCGTCCCGAACTGGGACGGCCCGCTCAATGACGCCCTCCAGGACCTCCAGGACCAGGAGACGGCGCACATCGCTGCCGCGGACCCGCACGGGGACCGCGCCTACGCGGACACGCACATCGCCGGAGGCGTGCTCAGCGGCTCCGCCGCGGCCGGCAAGGCCATCGGCGCCACGGGCGCCTCTGCGCTGTCCTGGATGAACACCATGGGCACAGGCCCCTGGATCTTCAACGTCCAGGCGTACGGCGCCAAGGGTGACGGCAAGTGCGTGACCGACGGAGTCATGACCTCCGGCTCCGCCACGCTCACCTCCGCCACGGCGGCCTTCACGATGGCCGATGTGGGCAAGGTCGTCATGGTCAAGGGTGCCGCCGCGACCGGCGTCACCACGCTGACGACCACGATCCAGGCGTACACCAACGCCACCACGGTGACGCTGGCGGTCAGCGCCGGCACGACCGTGTCCGGCGCCACGGTCATGTGGGGCACCGACGACACGGCCGCCGTCCAGGCGGCCATCAACGCCGCCTGCTCGTGGGCGTCGGCGAACTCGGGTATGACCACGGTCTTCGTGCCGCCGGCCTCGGGCTTCTACGCCATCGGCGGAAGCCTGGTCACAGGCGGCAGCACGCTGGGCAATGCCCAGCTCACGCTGCCCGTGGTCGCCACCACGGGCAAGAAGGTCTGCCTGACCATCCAGGGCAGCGCCTCGGGCGCTGCGGTGCAGCACTGGCAGCAGACGGTGCCGCAGTACAGCGGCGCCCTGGTGAGCTTCGGGGTCTTCTCCTCCATCGGCGGCCAGACCGCCAGCATCAACGCAGGGGGTAACCCCTGCGTCATCGGCGGCCCGGCGCAGCCGGGCGGCTACGGGATCAGCCCCGGCGTCTACAGCAACATGCTCATCACGCTGCGGGACCTGTCGATCCTGACGGCGTACAGCTCCTACGGGCTGACGTACTCCGCGTTCGACTTCAGCGGCGTGGCCAACGCCGCCCTGGAGAACGTGGGCTACGGCACAACAGGCAACGTGCCCGGCAACGACTTCGCCTCGGTGAACGGCTTCGCCAACGGCCTGAGCATCGGCGGACTGCTGCCCGCCAACGGCAACAACGACCTGACGTACGTCAGGAACGTGACCGTGCACGGCGGCTACACCTATGGCCTGTTCGCCACGGAGCACACCGTGGCGGACCGTCTGACGATCCTGTACTGCTGGTCCGGGTTCTGCGCCGTGGGCCTCTACAACAGCTCCGTAGGAGCCACGCACGGGATCTCGGTCAATCAGCTCTCGATCGAGGCGTGCACCAACAATCTCTACATCATCGGCGCCGGCTCCAACGGCGTGGGTCCGTTCATCGACATCGCCCAGATGGACACCGAGACCAGTGCCCCCACGTTCGCGGACAACAACTCGGGCACTGGCCTTGCCAGTGCGCTGGGCACGATCCGCCTGACGGGCCTGTATACGGCCGCCAACATCTCGACGGGCGGCCTGCCGACCGGGCTCCAGATCATCGACGGCCAGAACCCGAGCGGTGTCCGCTCGGTGTCGTCCACGGCTTCGGTCCGCCTGACGGACCGGGTGATCCTGGGCAACACGACCAGCGCGGGCTTCACGGTCACGCTGCTGTCGGCCGTGGCCAACCAGGTGCCCGTCACGATCCGGAACACCGGATCGGCCAATACGCTGACGGTGGCCGCTGCGGGCGCCCAGACCATCGACGGCTCCGCCACCAAGGCACTGACCGCCGGGCAGTCGGCCCGGCTGGTCTCCAACGGCTCCAACTGGTTCACGGTCTGAGGAGGCCGACGTGATCGACAACGAGTACGTCACCGGAGACGGCGGCAACCACAACCTGGTCAACCAGGACGAAGCGCTGATCCTGAACCGCTGCAACGACATGCCCGCCGTCCCGGTGGGCTACCAGGAGGACGACTCCTACGTGGTGGGCGTCTTCCGTCGCAGTGACGACGTAGCGGGGTCCTGATGGCCTGCCGCACCGGGTGCAAGACCAAGGACCATCCGTCGTACGACGCCTGCCTGAAGGCGGCGAACACGACCACGTACCTGGCCAGCCCCTCCAAGGGGCTGGACGGCACGACGCAGAAGAACTGGGACAAGGAGCTGGCCGACTACCGGGAAGCCCGCCGTCAGGGCATCCAGCCCGACGGCACCAAGAAGCGCCTGATCGAAGAGGCGGTACGCCTCAGTGACCAGGCCGGCGCGGCCTACGGCCGCGACTTCAGCAAGGCGGACCCGCTGCCGTGACCACGTTCGACGGCTTGCTCAGCCGCATACGCCAGCAGACGCAAGGGTTCACCAAGGACCAGGCGGCCCTGGCCGAGCTGTCCGCGCCCATGGGCGCGAGCGACACGAGCTTCAGTGTGGACCCGGCCACGGTGACCTCGCTGTCGCGAGGTCTGGCCGAGGTCGATGACGAGCTGATCTACGTCAAGAACTACGACCGGACCTCTGGCGTGGTCCAGGTCATGGGCGGCCTGAACGGCCGCGGCGCCGAAGGCACCGTGGCGGCCAGCCACGCCCAGCACGCCCTGATCACGGCGGACCCGAAATATCCGAGGGCTCGCATGCGCGAGGCCGTCAACGACGTGCTCCAGGCCCTGTATCCGGATCTGGTCGTCTTCGAGACGACCGAGATCACCAACACGGCCCTGGTGTACGAGTACGCCATGCCGGCGGACGCCCTGGATGTCTGGGCCGTCTCGGACCAGACCATCGGTCCGAGCCAGGTCTGGATGCAGGGGCGGTTCTACCGCTTCAACCCGACGGCCGACACCACGGCTTTCCCGACGGGCAAGTCCATCCAGCTCTTTGACTCCGTCGTCCCCGGCCGGAGCATGCTGGTCAAGTACATCAAGGCTCCGAGTCCGCTGGTCAATGGCAGCGACGACTTCGCCACCGTCACCGGCTTGCCGGAGCGGTGTGTGGATCTGGTCATGTGGGGCGCTTGCGCCCGCCTGATCCCGGCACTGGAGGCCGCACGCCTCCAGCAGACCTCCGTGGAATCCACGGAGCGGGCCAACCTCGTGCCCGTCTCCAGCGCCACCAAGACGGCGCAGTACTTCCTGGCGATGTATCAGCAGCGCCTCCAGGACGAGCGGCGCCGGATGCTCGAAGAGAACCCTCAGACCCAGTTCTACGGGAGCTGACATGGCCGTGAGCAGGTATTACAGCTCGGTGGCCCAGCCCACCACCCTGACGGGGAACATCTCCGCCGGAGCAACGAGCGTCGGCGTCAGCTCGCCGACCGGCTTCCCCACCAGCTACCCGTTCACCGCGGCCATCGACTACGGCACCGCCACCGAGGAGCTGGTGGACGTGACCGCCGCCTCCGGCGGCACGTGGACGGTAACCCGGGGCGTGGACGGTACGTCCGCGCAGTCCCACGCCATAGGCGCCCCTGTACGCCACGTGACGAGCGCCCGGGACTCCGCCGACTCCCGGTCCCACGAGGCCGCCACAGAGGCCGTACACGGCGTTGCGGGCACGCTCGTGGGCACGAGCGATGTCCAGACCCTGGCGAACAAGACGCTGACCGCTCCAGCGGTCGTCAACCCCGCCATCACGGGCGGGGGATCCCTGGCGGGCACGTTCACGGGCGCGCCCACGTTCTCGGGTCCCGTGGTGCTGTCCGGCACCCCGAACATCTCCAACGGTGCCGCGATCGGCGGCACGATCACCGGCTCGCCGACCTTCAGCGGGAGCCCGACCTTCTCCGGTGCGCCCGTCTTTACGGGCGGCCCGAGCTTCACTACCACCAGCGTGCTGTTCCAGCGCGCCAGCGCCGGCCAGACGGCGCTGCGCACGAACTTCACCGGGGACGCCAACGACCGGTTCCAGGTCACTGGCGAGGGGATCCTCAACTGGGGGCCGGGCAACGCGGCCACGGACACCAAGCTGTACCGCGTGGGTCCGAGCGGCCTGAGGACCGACGGCGATCTCGCCGTGGGGGGCGCCCTTTCGGTGTCCGGTGACGCCAGCGTCGGCGGCTCCTTCTCCGCCGCCAACATGGCCCTGGGGGCCTGGAGCACCTGGCAGCCGGTCTGGACGACCAGCACGGGGCTACACAGCCCCAGCTACGGCAACGCCGTGGTCACCGGAACGTACGCCCGGATGGGCCGGATGCTCGTGTGCAGCCTGGCAATCCAGTTCGGCACGACCACGAACTTCGGCTCGGGCGCCGGGACCAGCGACAACTGGCTGTTCTCTCTGCCCGCCAGCCTGACGGCCAGCGGGACCTTCGCCGGGACGCAGGTCATCTGCGGCTTCGGGCGGGCGACGCAGAGCGCGTCCGCCACGCTGTCCTTCAGCGTGCGCGTCAACAGCGCCGGAACCGGCTTCTCTCTGGACTCCGCGGGCGGGCGCCAGGACGGCGCCGCTGTGTCCCCGAGCGGGACCTTGGACTCCATCACGCCCTGGACCTGGGCGAGCGGTGACGTGTTCAGCTTCTTCGCTGTCGTGGAGACGACGACCTGATGGCCGGCGTCGTCCACGAGATCCCGTATGCGCTGTCGGGCCGTCCCACGGGGACGGGGACGGCCAGCTATGTGCTGGCCGATATCGACTACGACGTGGCCCTTGCCGACATCCCGTTTCTGCTCGCGGTCAATGACGACCGCTCCATGACCATCGGGCTCGCGCCCACCAAAAAGGACCAGTTCGACAACAACCGCGAGCCCGGCGAGCAGTCCCTGACCGGCTGGTGGCTGCGCAGCCAGTCCACCTGGATCGGTGGCGAAGGGATGCTGTACCAGGACCCCGATGAGGTCGGGGCCGCCAACCTCCAGAACAGGCACGCGATCCAGTACGGCCACTCCGTGGGCCTGAACCCCTGGGTCAACGGGCAGCTCACGCTGCTGCGCAGCACCTCCCAGCGCATCGCCGATGCGTCGGGCAACCAGCACTTCGTGCTGGGCTGGAACGACGGCACGGACCGCTACTGGTCCGCCGTCGGCAACGTCTTGAAGAGCGACACCGGCTCCGCCACGACCACGATCACGTGGGGCGGAGCCAACACCATTCGCTCGCTCACGAGCGATGGCACGAGCTACTTCGCCGCCGACAACGTCGGCATCTACAAGGGCGCCGGCAGCGGCGCCGGCACACTGGCCTGGAACACCGGATCCGTGAACACGGTCGTGCGCTGGGTCAAGGGCCGCCTGATGGCGGGCATCGGACCCAGCATCTACGAGCTGGTGGGCGGTACGCCGCCCACGCTGCCCACGGCGAAGATGACGCATCTGAATGCGTCGTGGGTGTGGACGGACATCGCGGAGGGCACCAACGCCATCTACGCCTCGGGCTACGCAGGCGCCCAGGGCGCCATCTACAAGTTCGTGCTGGACAGCTCCGGCTCCGTGCCGACGCTCGCCAGCGGCGGCATCATGACCGCCCAGCTCCCGCTGGGCGAGACCGTCAACTGCCTGACGACGTATCTGGGGACGTTCGTCGGGATCGGCACCTCACGCGGATTCCGCGTGGGCGAGATCGACTCCAACGGGGACATCTCCTATGGCCCCCTGCTGATCACTATCAGCGGGGGCGTGAAGTCCGTCGCCGCCTACGACCGCTTCTTCTTCGTAGGCGGCACGAACAGCGTCGACGGCCAGTCCGGCCTCTGGCGCGTGGACCTGGGCCAGATCATCCAGGACCAGGGATCCACCGCTCCGCGGATGGCGTACGCCACCGACCTCCAGGCCCATGTCACCGGGACGGTGTCCTCGGTGACCAACTTCGGGAACAGCGACCGCATGGTCTTCGCGGTCGTCGGTCAGGGCTCGTACCTGGAATCGGCCTCCGAGCTGGAGGCCAGCGGGTACTTCACCACCGGCCGTGTGCGGTACAACACCCTGGAACCGAAGATCTTCAAGGCCCTGACGGTCCGGACGCCCTTCGACCTGAAGGGCTCCCTGGCCGCCTCGGTCATCGACCCGGGCGGCGGCAGCACGAGCGTGCTCACTGCTGCCGAAGGCGGCGGAGCCGGGATCTCGGACGTGATCCTGTCCACGCCCTCGGGGCCCGTGGAATGGCTCCAGCTCCGCCTGGACTTCGCCCGCTCGGCGGGCGATGCCACGCTGGGACCTACGGTCAACGGCTGGCAGTTCAAGGCCATCCCCGGCGTTGTCCAGCAGCGGATCTTCGAGATCCCGCTGCTGTGCATGGACAAGGAGACCGGCCGCGCCGGCCAGGAGTTCGGGTACGAGGGCATGGCCGCCGAGAGGCTGGCGGCCTTCACCCAGCTCGCCCAGAGGGGCGATGCCGTGGCGTGGGCCGACCTCGCCTCCGGCGAGTCGGTTCTGGTCTTCATCGACAACTACAAGTTCGAGCAGAAGGCGGCGCCTTCTGCCGTCTCCGCCGTCTCCGGCGGAGTCCTCTATGTCCAGCTCCGGACCCTCGCGGATGTGATCGAGTCATGACGGACTGGCTCCCGCGCGACATCATCGCGCCCGTCTCCGAGGCCGAGAAGGCCGCTGTGCGGCGCGCTCAGCGCGCCCTGGGGCTCGTCCCTACCGGAGACCTGGACGAGCCCACAAAAGCCTCCCTGCGGGGCGTACAGCACCTCTTCAGGCAGCCGGTCACAGGAGTCCTGGACCGGGACACAGCGGCGCTCATCGAGCGCCTGGCCAGGGTCTACCCGGAGGATTCCTGATGGACAAGAAGAAGCTGATCGATCTCGGCGAGCGCGCCGGCTGGACCGCCCTCCAGGCGGCCCTCGGTGTCGGCATCGCCGACCTGAGCAGCATCCCGGTATGGTGGGCCCTCCCCATCGCCACGGCCTTGTCGGCCGTGAAGACCTGGGCCATGGGCCACATGAAGGCGGCCCCGTGACACAGGTTCCCATCCCCGAGGGGTCGGTGTTCATCACACCGACCCAGATGTATACGCAGCAGGTGGAGACGACAGCAGCAGTGCGGCGCCTGGAGGGCAAGGTGGACACGCTGGTCACCCAGCTCTCCGCCCAGGCGGAAGAGAAGAACCGGGTCCACTCCGACCACGAGGCCCGGATACGCGAGCTGGAAAGGCATGGCACCCGTGACCACGATCAGCGCATCACGGAAGTGGAGCGCAAGGTCTGGAAGGCGGCGGGCGTCATCGGCGCCCTGGCCATCGGCTGCTCCGGAGGGCTGATAGCCCTGGTCCAAGCCCTGGGCCACTGAGGGCCCACAAACAGAAAGAGAGCCCGGCCCCCGAAGGGGCCGGGCTCCTTGGTGGTGACGCCCCTCGGGCGTCGGAATGGGCCACGAGGCCAGAGGGGCGTGATCAGGGGGTCCTGGCCCGTGCGGCGACACGGGCCAGCTTGTCCGCGAAGTGCTCCGCGGGATCGTCGGCGAAGCCGTGCAACGCGACCATGGCGGTAATGATCACGTCGCACAGCTCGTCCGCCACGTCAGTGGCGCTGTGCGTGACCCCCTTGCGGGGGTTCTGGCCGATGGTCCCGATGTAGGCGGAGGCGACCTCGCCGGTCTCCTCCGCGAGCTTGAACAGGCGCAGGGCCCTCTCTTCCGGCCCTGTGCCGTTGACCTTGTCCAGCCATGCCGCCAAGGCGGCTATGGTCGGCCACGGGCCGTCAGACGCGCTCATCCGATCTCCGGCAGGTTCTCCAGGCCGCCGTCCACGGCGTCCTCGTTCCAGCCGTTGACCTTCACGCCTTCCAGGCGCTCCTCCGTGGCCGCCCTGTCGGCCGGCGTGAAGACGGGCACACCGGGCGCCAGCGGCGCCCTGACGCCGGACGGGAAGGTGAGCGCCGAAGGCGCCCCGCCCTCCAGCTCCAGCACCCGCTGGAGCTTGGCCATGATGACCTCGGAGTCGTCATCCGGCTGGATGACGACCACGGTCTCCGCCAGGTCGTCCTCCCACCGGAACTTCACGGGAGTCTTGCTGATCAGTTGGAGCATCAGTCGCTGTCCTTCTCTTCTCGCTTGATGGCCGCCGCCTTCTCGGCGGCGCGGGACGGCTGACGCCGTTTCGTGTAGTACCAGGGCACGATCTTGACCCACTTCGAGGGGACGCCCCGGGGGCGCATCAGCTCTCCTTGTCGGGGTCGATCAGGTCGGCGACATGGCCGTACATGAAGCAGGGCACGCATTTGATCTGGTCGTGCCTGTCATGGCGCTGCTTGCGCAGCTTCTCCGCCGCTTCGCGGAGGACTTCGTCCCGGAAGTCCCGCGTGCGGCGGTCCACGTGCTCCCTGGCCAGACCTGCGTTCAGCAGGTCCATTGCCAGGGCTCCGCGCGCGCTCACGCGCCCTCCATGGGTCGGACCTGGCCCATGGCCAGGACGGGCTTGTCGTGGGTGATGACCAGTGCGCCGTCAACGGCGCGCACGGTCGCGTCGCCCGGCAGGGCGATCTCGTACTGGGCTCCGCCCTCGATGGCGTACGCCACGGCGTACGGAGGGCGGCGGGGAGGCTCCGGCAGGGGTGTCATTTCACAGAGGCGCTCGAACGCCTCCAGGCGCCGCCGCGCCTCTTCGTCCTCCGGAGCCTCCGGCTCGATGGGGTACTGGGCGACGGTGTCGTCCCAGTTGAAGGTGCCCCCATTGGGGATGGGGGCACTGTGCGGGCCCTCGTGCTCCTCGCTCAGAGAGCACAGGAAGCCCTCTCCGGGCTTGTGGAACTGCGCGTGGCAGCGCGGAGCCTTCGGCTCCCCGGCGGTCTCCGCGTCCTTCGGGACGAAGGCGTGCGCCCAGGCGCTCGTGCACTCCACGCAGGAGCCACCGCCCTCCAGGCCCTCAAGGTGCCGCCTGCGGGAGTGCCCGCAGCGGCACTTCTTGTCCAGCGATGAGCCCCCGGAGCCCTTCGGCTCCGCCAGGTTGAACCGATGCATGGGATCTTCATGGCTGGCGGCCAGCCAGCACCGCCGCCCCTGCTCGTTGATGTACGAGCAGCGCGGTCCTTCATTCTCCGAGGAGACGACGGAGCCCATCTGGGCCCTCCTTCAGGTACAGCGAGTTCACGTCCTCGCCTTTCGGTAGGCGTACGGGGATGGCCCGTACGGCCTCGATCAGCTTTTTGTTCAGGCCCTTGCCTGCGTCGTCCGCGTCGCCGAAGGCGTACACGCGGGTGAAGTCCTGGAAGCACAGGCGGAAGTAGTCCTCCCAGGCGTTCACGCCTGAGACGCCTACGGCGGGGATGCCACAGGCGCTCAGGGTGATCGTGTCGATCTCCCCTTCGCAGATGCAGATGACATCCCCCGGGGCCTTCAGGTCCCGCACGTTGAACAAGTTCACCGGAAGCCCTTCGGGCTTCAGGTACTTGCGGTGTCCCTCGACTGCCTTGCAGTCGTGGTCCGCTATGCAGCGGTAGTTGGCGTTCACCACGCCTGCCGGCGTGACGTACGGGATTGAGAGCCTGCCCGTCAGGGCCTCATGGCCCTGGGCCGGCCGGCGTACGACGCCGAGCCGGAACCGCCGGGCCACTTCGGGGCTGATGCCCCGCTTGGCCAGGTACCCCTGGCCCTGGGGGTCCGACTCCAGATCTTCCTGATAGGCGGCCGTGGCCGCCTCCAGGGCCATGCGTTCTTCGATGGACAGGGACCTCACGTGCTCCTTCTCCCCGGAGGGACGTACCTCCGTCCAGGAACCGCTGTGCGGCCCTCTCCGGGCCGCTGATAGCGGCTGCGTACCGATTGCTTCATCTCGATGCCTGCGGCCCGCAGGATGGGCTCCAGGCGCTTCAGCGCCTCGGCCTTGTCGCAGTGCTCCATAGCCATGACCAAGTGCACGGCAGTGCCCTTGAAGCCGCAGGCAAAGCAGAAGGCCACCTCTTTGTCGGTGTTCACCGTCAGGGATGGCCTTCGCTCGCCGTGGACTGGACAGAGCGTGATCTGCTCGCCCCAGCGAGAGCCGTGCAGTTCTACGCCGTAGTGCTCCAGCGCGGCTCTCAGTAGCCCGTCTCCTTCAGAGTCGCGGCGGCCAGGAGTACGTCCATACGAAGCCATGCCAGCTCCCCCTTTGCCACTGCCTGGGGGCCGCCGTGCCGCAGTGCCGCAGGCACCATGTCGGCCCGCATGTAAGCGTCCCACTGGCCCACTGGCTTGCGCGCACGCTTCACAACCAGGACGCAGGCGGAGGCGCCTGCGTTGGCCATCTCCGCCTCGGTCTCCCGCCGCCAGGCGGCCAGCTCCTGCCGCGCAGCGGCCTTGACCTCGATGACCACGCCGGGAATCCCGGCGACATCGCCCTTGTCCTTGTTGCCCGACAGGGCCCGGCGCTCCGCCGCCGGCCACCAGTTCTGGAGGTAGCGCACGACCTCGCGTTCCGCGGTCGTGCCCTTTGCCTTCGCCTTGCTCACTAGCAGCACCCCCGCATGTGGGACCAGGCCCGCCTGAAGGCGGCGCCCTGACTGGGGAGCGTGACCAGCGACACCCTGTTGGTGTCGTGGTCGCAGTGGTGTTCCCAGGTCCACAGACCTGGGGCGATCCGGAAGACCCGGGCCCGGACGTACAGCCGCACAGGCGGCAGGTCATGGCCGCGCAGCGGCAAGACGTGCAGATCGGCCATCACTTCTCCTCGCCGACGTAGCGTGCGTACACGCGGTGCTCCGCACGCTCCCGGCCTCCGCCGGGATCGGTCACCTTGACCGACCGGGCCACGGCCTCGAACGAGCCCGCCGGCTCGTAGTGCCGCAACCGCGTCGCGGTGCGGATGGCGTACGCCAGGGCAGCCGCCTTGCGGCTGGTGGTCCTCGTGGCCACCATGGCCCACTCGCCGCGCCTGTAGCGCAACTGCGCGGCGATGATGGGGTGCGGCAGTTGCCGCACGGAGTGCCGCCCCGCGGGCGGCTCCTCGAACCTGATCTCGTCGCTCATTCGGAACCCCAGATCTGTACCGGGATGCCCGCCTCGCGGGCGAGCTTGATCGTGTGCTGTGTTCCGCGCCCTCCGGGCAGCGGAAAGGCCAGGACCAGATCGGCCCCGGCCTCGATCATCTGGCGGTTGCGGATGGGTCCGGCGGCGTTGCCGTACGTGTGCCAGTCGGCCGGGAAGGTCTCCACGGCCACGCCGAGGCGCTTGGCCAGTTCGTCCGCGATGGCATCTGCCCCAGTGGGGCAGGCGCCGTGAACGACCACGAAGGGCTCCTCCGGGTCCGCCCCGGCGATGGCGTCGATAAGACCGAACTTGACGGCGCCGGAATTGCTCCACTCCCTGGAGCCCGTGACGATGACCCTCACGACATGCCCTCCGCCACGCGGAGGATGGCGGCGTACTCCGCCGCCCGCTCGTCCAGGGCCTTGACCTGCTTGCCCATCTCCAGGGCTCTGGCGGTCGCCGGCAGGCGCCGCCATTCCTCGCGCTTGCGCTCGGCGCGCAGCGCCAGATCGGCGTGCCGAGCCCTCAGCTCGGCAATGGTCAGGGGGCTCACTTGGACGGCCGCCCTTCGGGCCACAGGGACGGGTCATCCCCGAAGCCCAGTTCGCTGAACAGTCGCCCGGCTGTGTCACGCATGTCACCGTTCAGGGCGAAGTCCTGGCCGCGAGCGGCGGCGTTCAGGATCCACTTCAAGCCGTCCATGGCGTACTCGTTGACGACCATGGTTGTCACCTGAAACTGGTGACTGCTCCCGCAGTCACAGGGCACGGTCTTGGTATCCGTGCCCTTGATCTCGATACTCACTTCCACCACTGCCCTTCGTCGCCCGCATGGGCGTGCTCGTAGCCCGCGTACGCGGGCATGGGGATGTAGTCCGTGACCCGCGAAGTTGCGGGGTCCACGGACATCCGGAACGGGTTCTTCGCGTCCGGATCTGACTTGGCCTTGCGGACCTTGACTCCGGCGGCCCACATGCCGCCCTCGTTGTCCATGCCGACGTTGACCATCACGGCCGGAAGGCCGGAGATCTTCCCCAGGACATCGACCCGGGACGGGACCGGATAGCCCTTGGCCCCGTCCGTGCAGTGATGCACCAGGATCACTGCCGCCTCGGTCTCCCTGGCTATCGCCAGGGACTGCATCATGACCTCGCGCAGAGCGCCCCATTCGTCCAGTCCGTCCAGGACGACGTTCTTCAAGATGTCGATCAGGATCACCTTCGGCCACAGGCCGTTGACCTCGTGATATGCGTACAGCTCCAGCCACACGTCATCCAGGTGCAGTGGCACCTGGAAGTTCCATTGGATGTGGTCGAAGCGCGCCAGCGCTTGCGCCGCGTCCTGCGGCGCGGAGGAGATCCACTCCTCCATCGCTTCCGAGGTCTTGCCCGAGGTCATGGCCAGCAGCCGGCTGGCCACCGTCAAGTCGTCGGAGTCGTTGGAGAAGCCCAGGGTCGGAAGACCCATGTTCACGATGGCATTCAACGCCAACATCGTTTTGAACGAGCCGGGTCTCCCGGCGATCATGTGCACGTTCTTGGGGTAGAACCGGATACCCCGATCGGCCCATGACGCGAAGGGCGCCGGGAGGGGGTCAACCCCCACGGCGCCCTTGGTCACGGCCCGGCTGAGCCTCTTCACTCGCCTTCGCTGGGCAGGCGGTAGCCTGCCGCATCCAACCGGAAGGCCAAGTCGGTGGCGTCCACGCCGCCAACGTCGTTGGCCTCGATGCACCACTCGTTGACGATGCTCATCACTTCCTGGTGCATGTCCTCCAGGAGAACGATGCGTTCCGCGAGTGCTCGGGCGCTCTCCTGGTAGTACGTCTCGATCCGCTGGTCCCGGGTGTCGCTCACAGCTCCTCGCCGCCCTTCGCGGCGAGCCCGAGTCCGAGCATGACGTGGGACCAGCGGTTGTCCTCGCTGGTCCGATAGACCACCAGGGCGGGCCAGACCCAGTCCCTGGCCCGCAGGATGCGCAGCATCTCCTCGGGCTCCAGTCCGTTGCCGTGGCTGGTCCACGCCGGTATCGGCGTGATGTGGCTGCTGGGCCGGAACGGCGCATGGTACTCGGTGGCACCGACATTGCGGTCGCGGAGGATTTTGTTGACTTCCACGACCACGGCTTCGGCCTCGCGGCCGTCCGGGAACAGGACGAAGGTGGCGGCGGTCATGCCGCCACCGGGTTGAACTGGGCGAACGCCTGCGCCACCTCGGGCGCGCAGGCCCAGAACTTCTGCTCCTTGCGCCAGGAGACCTGGCCGCCCTTGAAGGGGTCGCCCTTCTTGAGCCCGTACTGCGTCACGATGCCGTCGAAGGTGGCCTTCTGCTGGAAGGGCACCGTCAGCCGGTACCAACCGGCCGGGAGGCCGGAGCCGCCGCCCTGCGGCGCACCGCCCCAGCCCTGCTGCTGGGGCATCTGCGGTGCCCCGGCCTGCTGCCAGGCCGGCTGGCCCGGGAAGGGCTGGTTCGGCGGCGGAGCCGGCGGGTTCCAGTTCGGCTGCCCCTGCGGGGCCTGCTGGAAGCCCTGAGCGGGCGCCTGCGGCGCCGGGGCTCCGCCCCCGGCCACCTGCCGCCAAGCGGCCTGGAGACGGCCGGAGACGGCCGTCAGGGCCTCGGCCGCCTCGGCCAGCGCCTCGGCCGTGTTGGCCCGGATGACCATCATGCTGCCGTCCGGCAGCTTCGGGGACCACGTGTAGACGTGGTTGTGCGGGTTGGACGGCAGCTCGGGGAAGTTCGCAGTCTGGACGGCGCTGCCGTCCCAGTTCTGGGTCTGGTCCTCGTTGTCCCAGGGGGCCTGCTCCGCAGGGGTCTCGTTCTGCTCGGTCACGCTGTTCTCCTCGATCGAGATCACTTGAAACGAACCGAGCCCCGCGCCAAGTCGGCGCAGGGCTCGAAGGTCTGTGCTGTCCCAGCTCATCTGCGCCTCGCGCACTGGGGGTATCGGGCATGAAGAAGGCAGGCGCGGTACGCCTGCCTGTCGTTGATCAGCACGGTCTCGTAGTCGTCCGTCAGGACGATCAGGAGCCCGTCCGGGCTCCGCCTGACGACCTCGCCCTGAAGGGCGGTATGCCGCGCTTGCGGCGGCTGTGCCGCCTCGGGGCCGCAGGCCACCAGTAAGCCCGCCAGGAAGGCGGCCAGGAGGGCCAATGGCGCCCTCACTCGGGGCGCCTGGAGACGGCGATGCCGAACAGGCAGATGGCCACCATGGCGATGAAGAACGCCATCCAGTTCCAGCGGCCATAGGCCGCGGTGACGGCGACGCCGGTCGCGTGAGCGGCCGTCAGGACCAGGAAGCCGCGCAGCGGGCGGCCCCGAAAGAAGAAGGCCGCCCCGAGGGCGGCCAGAAGGACTACGAAGATGGGCAGCACGCCCTCTCCTTTCGATGCCATTCGGCGAAGCGTTCGCCGATCCATTGCGTGTACGCCGGCGGCAGCATCTCCACCAGCTCCTCGTGGACATCCGTCCAGTCGATGCCCATGGCCCTTTGGGCCTCGGGGACGGTGGCCTTGCCACCGCCCTTGCCGTACACGGCCACGTACGGGCCGTCCCGGACGACGCCGTGACGCATGCCGCGGACGTAGCCGCGGTGCTTGGGGTGTGCTGGCTTGACCGTGGACCAGTTACCCAGCTCGAAGTTCCGGTGTCGGATGACACCGAGCCCGAACATCTCCCCGCATAGCACCACATCCGGACGGGAGTCCGGATTCTCGATCACATACGGCTTCCCCGTGCGCTCCAGGAGCGCCTTGACTTGCGGGTACAGGTTCGGATGCAGGTGCCGACGGTGCTTGTTGGTGCCCTTGGTGATGGCCGCGGAGTGCTGGCACGGCGGCGAGGCGTGGATCAGATCGAAACCGAACGTCGTCCAGTGGACCTCAAGGGCGTCCATCTTGATGAACGTGAACGGGTAGTTCGGCTGGGGGTTGACGTCCACGCCCACGACCTCGAAGCCGGCTCGGGCGTAGCCCGTCGCCGCTCCGCCGGCGTTGCAGAAGAGATCCAGTACGCGCATCAGAACGGGATCACCTCATTCGCCGGATGCGATGGGTCGAACTGGGCCGCCAGCGGCCCGTTGTTGGCGGCGCAGGACGCGCCGACATCGCAGACGAAGCATGCGGAAGGGAACCCGTTGGCCGGGAACTCCCCGGCCTGGATGGTGTCCCAGACCTCGCCGAAGGCGGCGCCCACCGCCTCGGGCGTGTACTCGGCAAGCTCGTATGGCTTGCCGAGCGTGCCCTTCCTGTTCATGAAGGGCACGCCGATGTCGCACTGGACTCCGTACTTGACCTTGACCAGAGCGGCGTACGCCGCGAACTGCTCGGGCCCCTTCGGGGGCCGCTTGCCCGTCTTCAGGTCCACGATGATCAGCTTGTCCAGGACCGGATCGCGGAAGATCCGGTCCACGTAGCCCTTGATCTCGACCGGACAGCCGGGCAGCATGCCCGACACATCCAATTCGATGGCAGGCAAATTGTCCGGAGTTGTCCAGATCTCGTACGGGCTGCGCTTGCGCCAGTCGAGGTACGCCCGGACGAAGGCCGGGCCGTTGACGTTCCAGACCTCGATGGGCTCGCTGGGCGAGCGCGCCCAGACGTTCTCGTTCGGCTCCGCCTTGCGAGCCTTGTCGAGTAGGGCGCTGAAGAGGCGTTCCCAGGCGAAGCCCACATTGAAGGCGCTCTCCTGGCCCATCAGGGCCATTCGGTCGTACTGCTCCGTCGCCTCGTGGACGGCGGAGCCGCCGGCCGACCATAGGGCGGGTCGGCGCGGAGCCTCGGTCATGTACTTCAGGAACCACGCCTTCGCGCAGCGCTCCAGGCTCTCGCGGGAGCTGTGCGACAGATGCTTAAGCTGCTTCACCCACATCCCCCTTCGTCCAGCCCACCGCTTCGCGGGCCTCCTCGGCGGCCTTCTCGGCCGCCCTGCGGCGCCTTCGGCGCAGCAGGTACCGCTCGTACTGGTCCAGGCCGCCGTACAGGCCGTAGCGCTCGTCCAGGAACGTCTCCAGGCATCGCTGCCTGATCGGGCAGCGGAAGCAGATCTCCTTGGCCCTGGCCCAGTGCTTCAGGGGGATGGAGCCAGGGCTTCGGCACGGGTCCATCGGGCCCGGGTACCAGAAGGTGTCCTCCAGCTCCTTCGACTCCATGCCGAAGCAGATCCCGCCGGACAGATCCGGCGGGCTCATGGCGTGTCCGGATCGATGTGGTTGGCGGCGCCTCGCCAGAAGAGGCGCATGAGATCCACGTTTTCGCGGGTCTCCACGTAGGTCCGGATCTTCTCCGCCGCCTCCCGCAAGGCGGTCTCCCGGCCGCGCTCCTCGGCGGCCTGGACCATCGCCACGACAGACGGAAAGACCGCGTCGTGCGCCCTGCGGCGCACGTAGATGTTCTCGATGTTGCTCGCCCCGAGGGCGATCCTCAGCTCTTCGCGCAGCTCCGCCCTCCAGGCGGGCTCCTCCGTGCTCATGTCCCTCCTTCGGGGATGCAAAAGGCCCACCCGGATGGGGTGGGCCTCGATGTCAGTGCGGCGTGCTAGTGACGCCATACGGGTTCGATCAGGTCGGGGTTGAACTTCACCACCCCCTTGCCTTGGGGGTGCACGATCACGCCCTCCAGGCTCCGCAGGATCAGCGCCCGCTGGCTCGGGAGTGGGAGGGCGTCGAACGCCTCCCGCGTGTGCTCCACGACCTCGTTGCGCCTGCCTTCGCGCTCCGCGCGACGCTTGAGCGTCGCCAGCTCCTTCTGCTTCTGCTCCAGATCCTGGAGCAGTGGAAGGGCAGTGGCCATGGTGATCTGATTGGCGATCACCGCGTCCCGTAGCTGCTTCAGGTCCGCGGTGCGCGAATCCAGCTCGCGCTGGTGCGCCTCGGTCCAGCCGGCCGCCACGAACTTCAGCTGCGCGCGCTGCTGGTCGGCCAGGACCAGCTCAATGACGAGCTGATCGATTGGGGCGCCGACTCGGGCAATCTTCCCGCAACCCTTGGCGTAGCCGCTGCGGTCGCACAGGTACACCTGGTACTGCGTGCCGCTGGCGCGGCGCCGCATCTGGCCCCGCATGGGGCCGTTGCACGCCCCGCATCGGGCGATGCCCGACAGGAGATAGCGCATGGCGTTCGTACCCGGCCGCTCCCTGGTGGGGCGCCGGGACTCCAGCGCCTCCACCACCTCGGAGAGGCGGTCCTGGGAGCACAGCGGTTCCCAGGCCGCCGGAACCGGCGTTCCGGTGTCGTCCAGAACGACCTGCCCCCGGTAGACCTTGATCCCCGCCAGAGCCGGATTCGTCAGAATCCGGCGCACGGTCTTGTGATCCAGGCGCTCCGCGCCGCGGAACCGCTTCCCGGCTCGGGAGGTCGGGGCGATGCCCCGCTTGAGCCAGTCCGTCTGGATGTCGGAGATCTTCGCGCCGGCCAGGATGGCCTTGTGTGCGGCCAGGATCTCCGCCCTGGCCTCCGGGTCGGCCGTCAGGCCGTCGGCCTGCCAGCCATAGGGCTGACGCCCCCCGTGGGGCTTGCCTTCGCTGGCAAGTTCCAGTTGCTTGCGCTGGACGCGGCGGCCGGTGTCGGCCGAGGACTTGTTAGCGAACGCCACCATGACCCGGGCCATGGTCCGGCCGTCGGTGCTGGCCAGATTCACGTCACCCTCAAGGGTGGCGAACACGAAGTTCGGCCGCTCCTCGAAGATGTCGATGGCCCGCTCAAGGTCGCGCGGCTGACGCGCGAAGCGGTCCAGGTTGTAGACCACCACGCCCTGGATGACACCCAGGTGCAGATCGCCCAGCAGGGCCTCGAACTCCGGGCGCACCACCTTGCGCTGGTACGCCGAGAAGTCGTTGTCCTCGTACACCCTCACGACGTTCCAGCGACGTACCGCCGCGAGGGCGCAGCAGTCATCCCGCTGTCTGGCAACGCCCTTGGCGTCGCCTTCGCTATCGTCGGAGATGCGTACGTAGACCCCCACGTCGATGGGCATGCGGTCCTCCCCTGGTGCCGGGCTCTCAGCAATAGGGGTGACAGTACCGTAAGTTGGCTTAGTGAGATCTTTACGCCAATCCATGGTGTTGGATTCTAGGCGGCCCGGCGCTGCTGCGCCAAGGGCTCGCCCAGGTACGTGGCCATGATCCCCTCAGCCCAGATCTCGTCTCGCGGGGGCGCCTCTTCGAGGCGTCGGCGGACCCAGTCCGCCACCACCTCCGGCCACGCCCGGGCCTCGTCCGGGGTGGGTATGTCAGGCATCGGCCCTCCTAGGTGGCTATGTAGAGCTGCGGAAGGCGAACGAACAGGCCGTGGTACGCGTACCCTTCTTCGAACTCTTCGAGTGGCGCAATGGCATCCCGGTACAGGCGGCCACGCTGCTGCCATATCACGTGTTTGTGCTCCCAGCCCCGGCAGGACCGGTCGGGATGGTGGTTGATCCATCCCCAGGGCTCCCCGTTAAGGGAGCCGTCTTCCGCTAGGAGACGGCCGTACGGAAACTGCCGAAAGACTGCCAGTGTTATCTGCTTGCCGTTCAGCGTGAGCGTCTTGATCTCCACGCTTGCGGTGGAGATCAGCGCGCTCCGCGCCTCGATGCTCACCGCGCTCTCCTCTCGTACTCGGCCACGGGGCCGTAGGCCACCTGGCGGGCCCACTCGCCCGCCTCCCACCGAGTCAGGGACTCGGCGATGTGCGCGAAGCGCGCGGGGATGGCCGGCTCCGCCGGCCGGAAGAAGTTCCAGGCGTCCCGCGCACTGCGGAACGCCGGGGCCAGCATGAAGCGGCCCCGGCCGCGTCCGGTCTTGACGTCCCAGCGCATGTCCTGGCCCGCGTTGCGGGCCGCTGAGGGGCGCTCCAGCGCCTTCAGGAACTTCTCCTGGCTGTCCAGGATGCCCCGGCATGAGAAAGGCCCCAGGATCGCCGTGTGCGGCGTCTCTGGGGCCTGGTCGGGGAAGAGGAACTGCCCGACCACCGCGAAGCGGTGGGTGCGGGCCCTCACGTCATCGAGGGCGCCGATCACCAGATCGGCGACCTCTTCAGCCGACCGGTTCTGATTCTCCGGGTCGCTCAGGATCGCCGCTACGGCGGCGTTCTCTCTCGCGCTCACCTGCTTCCTTCCAGTGATATACGGCGTTGCCCGAGACGCCGAAGATGGCGCCGATCTCGCGCTGGCTCATGCCGGCGTCATAGGCGCGGCTGACGTGGACGTATTTGTCCAGGGTTGCGCGTTGTTCCAACTCGCCGAGCAGGCGCAGCTCTGCTGCGAGTGCCTGCCGCCGTTCGTCCGACAGGTTGGTCACCCTGCGGGGCATGGTGGCTCCGGTGTGTTAGATGGACGGGGCAATCAATCCCTTGAGTCCCCCCCTGACCGGGGCAGATCCCAGTCAGGGGCAACCGTAGCTCACAGTTGATCTAACAAACCAGACGTGTCTTACTGTGTGAACCGAATGTAACGCGCCCTTAATGGGCCGTTCGTCGGCGCCGCAATTGCAGGCGCCTGATGGGCGGCCTCCTGGCCGCATGTGCGCCGCGCCTGCGGCGCTGGAGGCATGCCAGGCGCATATGGGTGCACGTACCGCGCACGCCCAGCGCGCAGTCCGCCGTCAGGCGGACGTAGACCAGACCGCGCTCCCGCTCGCGCGGGAGCTGGCGGTCGTAGACCACGCCGTACGCCACCCCCGAAGGGGTGGCGCAGCGAACCGGCGTGCCCCTGCGGGGGCACCTCACCTCTTCTCCGCCAGGGCCTTGCCCTTGGCGCCCTTCCGGGCGGTGCCCGCCCGCGACTTGTCGCCGATCATGTGGGCAATGTCGGCGTAGCTGGCGCCGTCCTCGTGCGCCTCGTAGATGGCCATGAGAAGGGCCTCCTCGGCCCGCTGGCGGGCCTTGACGAGCCGGGCGAACTTCCCCGCCAGGGCGGCCCGCTTGTGCGGCGTGAGGCTCATGCAGCACCGTCCTGGAGGTCCAGGCCGGTGACCCTGGGGAGGACTTCGTCCTTCCTCCAGCGCAGCACGCCGAGCGTGACGCCGTCGGCGTAGGCGTTCCACGCCTTGACGATCAGGGCGTACGCCAGGTCGCGGCGGTTGGTGCCGCCCACGACCTGGATGCCGCTGCGGAACTTCTCGCGCAGCATCAGGCGCGGGTCACCCGCGCCCAGGTCCGTGCCGGTGTGCAGCGCCTCCAGCCAGGGCTGGATCTTGCCGATGTGCACGGTCCTGGCCGCTTGGGCCAGGACGGCCAGATGCGCCCCGATGGGGATCTTCACGGCGCCGTACACCGTGGCCGCCTCGGTGGCGTACCAGCCGGCCTCCGGCCACGCCCGGAAGGTCTCCAGGATCTCCGGAGTGGTGATCTTCGGGTACCGCGGCATGCCCCAGCGGTCGCCGTCGGCCAGGGCCGCCAGGTGGCGGCTGGCGTTGGCGATGGACACGGCGTGCGGCACGCGCAGCACGTGCGCGGCCGTGCGCTTGTAGCCCTGGTCCACCACATCGAAGATGTCCCGGGGCTGGTCCGGAAAGATCCAGAAGGCGAAGGACTGCCCGGCGTTGGCCACCGCCTTCAGGCGGTGCTGCCCCGAGATGATGTAGCCCTCGGTGTCGAAGATCAGGCCCTCCGGAGTCAGGGCCCATCGGCCCTGCTCCATGTCGGCCTGATACTTGCCGGCCACGGACTTGGACAGCGGCCGGTTCTTCGGGTGGTTGCGGTAGCTCAGCCAGTCGCTGGCCATGTCCGGGGTGACGATCAGAATGCACGGCTGCGACGGCAGCCGGTACTTCGAGCCGGAAGGCTCCAGAGGCTCGCTCATCGCTCGCTCGCCTCCGGCTGGGCCGCTTCGCGGCGCTGGATGATCAGCTCCCGCCAGAGGCGGTTCAGGATGGGATAGCCGCCCTCGTGCCAGTTCTCGCCGGAGGAGTCGCCGTCGGCGTTGAAGCCGTGCAGCTCGTAGGCACGGTTGTCCAGGTCCAGCATCTCCTGGCCGGTGACGAAGTACGGCTCCTCTCCTTGACTCCCGGCGTACTGCGCCGTCATGCACGAAGTGGTGCTCTTGATGTCCAGCCTGTCCAGGTCGATGTCCTGGGCCCAGGTGGGCCACTTCTTGTCCAGCAGAGCGGCACCGCGCTGGACGCGGGCCGCGTAGTCGATCTCGTTCATGCCGAGACCTCCGCTCCGGTCTCGGCCGGCAGGACGCCGGCCGCGCGGGCCTTGTCCTTGAACCACTCCCAGGTACCGCACCAGTCCTCGCGGAGCGCCAGCGCGTCCAGCTCGGCCATGCTGGCCGGGAGCAGGGCCAGCACCATGCTGGCCTCCTCGGCGTGGCTCTTGGCGTTCTTGGCGATCCAGCTCACCAGGGGGTCCTTCGAGCCCTCCAGGGGCTCCAGGGCGGCCTTCAGAGCCGCCTCCTTGATGCACGCCGGGCACGTGCTCGCGTCGTGGCGGCCGTACTGCACGGGGGTCTTGTAGCACGCCTCTTCGGCGGCCTTGACGGCCGCGAGGAACTTCTCGACCTCGGGATACATGAACCCGTCCTCTCCGTTCGGGGGATGAAAAGGGGCCCCTGCTCTCTCCTGCGGAGCAGGGACCCCGGCCCGCCCCCTGGCACGAGGGCGGGCTCCGATGGCCATTTGATCAAGTTCAGGCTGGCCAGACCCTTACGGCTCCTTCTGATGGATCTTGGCTAGTTGGAGCGAAACTCACCCGGACCTAGAGAGCCGAAGCCCACATCAGGCGCTGGCCGGGCCCTTCGGGGCTCACTGCTCCCCGAAGGGGGAGTCCGGCGTTCCTGCATGCGTCCATCACGGTCCGGTGCCTCCAGCCGGATTTGAACCGGCGACCTCGCAGACCGAGCCAGGGGCTCGGGAATGCGCGCTCTTACCTCTGAGCTATGGAGGCGCCACCTACCCGCCGCCTTCCCGCGGCGCCGTACGGTGGCAGGTCTTACGGGCGGCTCTAGCGCTGGCCGGAGCCGCCACATGCCTGGCAGGTCACGGACTTGGTCTTGCCGTCCGTGTCCACGTAGATGTGGCGGCCGGTGCCGCCGCAGTTCGAGCAGTTGGCCATGGAACCCTCCTTGATGCGGGCCGCGCGCTCCGCGCGGACCATCTCCATGACTCCCGCTTGCGCGGGGTCGATCCACTCCTCCGGCATGCCTTGCCCTCCTCATGGAGAAGCCCCCGCCAGTCGGCGGGGGCTGTTGCGCTGCTCCGAGGTCGTCAGACCTCGAAGCCCTGGGCGAACCGGGTGAACGCGCTCCACGCGGAGCGCTCAACCAGCAGGGTGGCCCCGTCGGGGCCCTCCTTGCCGTCCTTCACGCCGACGGGGCCGGCGGCAGGACGGGCGACGTAGACGCAGTTCTCGGGGTTGCTGTAGCTGGACTTGACGAATCCGGCTCCGTTGTGGGTTCCCAGATCTTCCCTGAGCATTCGTACAGCTCCTCTCGGATGAACTCCCGGGAGTCGCGCGTGCTGAGAGCGCGCCCGACCATGTCGGAGAACATCGCCTTCAGTCTCGTGATGTCCTCGGTGGTGATCGTATAGAAACCGCCGATCACTGTCTCCAGGTGGCCTACGGCCGGTCCGGGATCGAGTACGAACAGGCTGAACGGCTCCGCCGTGACGGGAACCGGAATGTCCTCGGGGACCACGTGGATCACGATGTTGTTCGTGTCCTCGATCAGCCACAGCAGTTGCCGCAACTGCTCGGCGTGGCTGAAGGCGTTCATCAGGGGGCGTCGGATGGCCTGTTCCCCTACCAGGAACCAGGCTGTGGACATGGACAGCGCCTTGCGGCGCGCGAAGAACGCCTCGGACCGCATCCGGCGGTGCGTGACCAGTAGGCCGAGTTCGCCGTGCGGTATGTCCGGGGTGTGCGACTTGATCGCGCCCGCGGTGTACGCGGGCGTCTGGAGGAGCCCCGGGATCAGTAGGGGGCTCCACGTGCGGTAGGCCATGGTGCATGCGTCCAGGTCCGCGAGGCGGTCTATCGCCTGCGCTCCGAGGCCGCCGGCCACCTGGCCGACGCCCCTTTGATCCATGGCCCTTAAGGCTTGCAGTGCGCACTTGGCGCGCATCGAGTTGTCGTTCATCGGCTCCCTCTCCTGAGCGTGAACCAATTGTTGCGCACGGTCACGTGCGCTGTCAGGCCCTGCGGGCCTGATTCCCTCTCCTGATGGACGTGCACTCCCGAAGGGGTGCGCCCCGCCTCAACCCGGGAGAGGTTCGGGGAGGCGGGGCGGATCATGGCCCTGCGGGGCCAGGCAACCGCCCCTCATGGGGGCAGGGGCGGTTGACAAGCTCAGCAGAGCGGGCAGCCTGCGCACACTGTGCGCATGAAATCGGCCCATGGGGCCGCAGGATGCGGCCGGACCTCCTGTTCGTCCTCCAGGGCCTCCCTGCCCTGGTGCTCGGTCTCGCCGTCCTGAAGGACGCGCTTGGCGCTGTGCTCCTGTGTGATCATCAAGGCTCCCCTGAAGGGGGACTGGCAATGCGCGCCCCCCTGGCGCGCATGTGGGGTCTGTCAGTCCAAGGGAGCCGACACCGCCCCGGGGGCGCTCACCGCGCCCCGAGGGGGGACAGCGCGGGAGCGGAGCGGTGCCGGCCGACTTGGGGTGACAGGCGTTAGGACCACATGAGATCGGCTACCGCCATCGGGTCCTTCCCGGCGAGCCGGCCCAGTTCTAGAAGCGTCATCCTCTTGCGTTGTGCGCCCTCCCATACCAGCCGGGGGGACGCTGCTCCGCACAGGAGTTGGATGTTCGCCTCACAGAACAGGGCCATAGCCCCGGCGTCGTCGGCGCATCCGGCGCCGACCTTGTGCGCAGCGGCGAGTGTCTGTTCGTAGTCCATCACTCACCGCCCCTCAGTGCGCCCGCGTAGCGGGTCATCTCCTCATAGCTGGGCTCGATGGGCTGGTCATCCTCGTACGGCTCCCACAGGAGCCGTACGGGCCGCTTGTGGTCGCCTCTGGCGACATCGTCGGGCACGTGGTAGCGCGTGCCGTAGTCCTCCATGGCGTCCTGGTGGTGCTCCGCGCACCACACAAGGCCCTCGGCCTTGCGCTCCGCGCAGAACTCGCTGCGCGGCATGCCGTAGGCAATCTGCCATCCGCAGATCTGCGAGCCGCGCCATGGCTCGCGGGGAAGGGTGCGCATCACTTCACCCTCCGGTAGCGCCGGAAGCCGTTCGCGGGGCGACCCAGCAGGGCCGATGCAGCTTCCATGAAGCCGTCGAACCCTCCCCGCCCCCACGTACCCGGGGGGCGGTCGTCCTTAAGTGGCCGCACAAGACGGCGGTCGTTGGGGGCGTACATTCCGTCACACTCGTACGCGAACCACTGGCCCTCGGCCTCTAGGAGTACTCCACACTCGAAGCCGTCGAACCGACCTTCGAGCCACGGATACACCTTCCATTCGTTGTCACGCTCCGAGTAGACGCAGCAGGCCGCGGGGTTCGTCACGGTGAAAGTGTGGTTCGCGGTCCCGATCTTGCCGACCGCCTCAATCTCCAGATAGTCAGCGGTGGCCATCACTCGCCGCCCGTGCTCTCAAGGGCGATGATGTCGCACCCCGGCCGGCCGGGCCGGTTCGGGATCCACGTGATCGCGAGGGGCCGCCCCTTGCGGTCCTCGCCGGTCCACTGGTGAACCACGTCTTCGCGGTACTCCGCCGCGATGACGTAGGCGCGGTGGACCGTGGCGCTGACCTTCTGCGTGGTGAACGCGCCGCCGCTGCCGCGCCCCTCGATGCGGTAGAGCGTGATTCCACGCTCTCGCGTAAGGTTGCCCATGATTCCGTCCTCTCCGTTCGGGATCACCAAGAAGCCCCGGGGTGGCACCCCCGGGGCTTCGCCTTGCGACTGCAAGGCCAACAGGCCGTACGTGCGAGACGTACGGCCGATGGCCCGGCAGGGTCAGTCAGGGACCTTCGTACCGTCCGCGTAGCGGCCGGACTTGAAGCGACGCACTCCGGCATCCCACCCCTTGTTGTAGTGGGGGAGCAGAGGAGGTGTCGGGTAGCGCCGGTTCAGGATCCATGAGGGACACATGCGGCGGCGCGGACCAGGCTCTCCGGGGGCAGGCTTTTCTTCCTCGCCATAAGCGTCCACGTAGTTCGCGTGGTCCCATCCGCGCTCCGCGCCAACGTCGTACGCGCGCTGTTGCTCCTCCGTGCGCTCGGATGTGTTCTCAGGCATGATCAGGTCCTCTCCTACTTGATCATTCCTTGCGACTGCAAGGCCAACAGGCAAGACGTGCGTTACGCACGTCTTGCCGATGGTCCGGCAGGGTCACTCAGCCGCGAGACTCGCGGCGATGTCTTGCCAGTCGATCCGATCGAAGTCGGCCCGCGAGATCTGGTAACGCGTGCCCTTGACGGCCTCATCAGTGGACGTCCAGAACCACTTCGCCACCCAGTCCCGCAGGGTGGCGCCGGTCTCGTCACGCTGGGCCAGCTCCCGGCCCTCGAAATACAGCTCGTACGTGTTCTCCAAGAGCAGGGACACGCTGTGCGTTGCCCAGTCCTGGCCGTTGAAGGTCTCGCTCATGATCAGGTCCTCTCCTACTTGATCATCCTTGCGGACTGCAAGGTCAAGGGGGTCACGGTCGGAGACCGTGACCCGATGACCGTACAGGCTCATTCCTCGCTGTCGTCATCGTTCTCGGCCGGCTCCGCCGGCTCAGGCTCCGGGAGCCCCGGCAGGGGCTCGAACATCCCCGCCAGGGGGTGATCCCAGAGCATCAGAACTCCGACTCTTCCGGGTCGGAACACCAGCACGTGTCCAGTGCGCCATCCTCGTGCGCGTAGTCGTAGTCCACGTGCTTCGGAACCCACATGTCCGACCATCCGGGCACGCGGTCCGTGTCGCCGGACCGCACGCGGTCGTCCACGTACGCGCGGAGCGCGGCGAGCGCGCTCGCGTTCTCCGCGAGCGTTGCACTGTCCGCCCCTCGGGCGAACGAAGACATCAGGTACTCGCCGTCGCCCTCGTGAATCGTGCCGGTTGAAACGAACGAGTAGTTCGCCGTGTCGCCACCGTCGTTGAACCATGAGGCGATGGTGCGCGCGGTCCCGTGGTCGATCTCTTCGCCTTCACCCAGCGCGCTGATCGCGCGGGCAACGGCAGTGTCGTCACTCTCGTAACGGATCATGTCCCGTCCTCTCCTAAACGGCTCATGTGGTCCCCCGGTGGCACCCGGGGGATGGTCCGTAGGACCGACAGAGGGCACCTGCAAGAGGTGCCCTCGACTGTCCGGCGGATCAGCGTCCGGTGATGCGTGAGTAGATCTCGCGCTCTTCCTCGGGCGTGAAACCCGAGAGGTGCGCACTCACGTCGCACCGCTCTCCGGTGTAGTTGTTGGACTGGAAGTTGCCGGAGTACCACGTGTGCCCGACCTGAAGATCGGGATAACTGGACGGCTCGGTGCATCCCTCGGTGTCGATCAGGTCGGCGGCCCACTCGGCCACGGGGCCGTCGTCCACTTCGTGGGTGTGCTCGCTCGGGAAGGGCTTGCGCCCCCCGATGATCTCGCCGTCGGCGATCTGCTCGGGCTTGTAGTAGTGCTTGTAGATCGTGATCGTTGCCATGACCAGTCCTCTCCTACTGCTCATGTGGCCCGGGGATGGCACTCCCCGGACGGTCTGTACGACCGACAGGGCCCACGGATGTAACGCCGTGGGCCCGACTGCCTTACAGGCCAAGAACGCGCCCCAGAAGGGCGCGTAGGGCCGCGTACGGATGCCTGCGGGCATCCGCCCGGCGCTCCCGCCGGAAGTCGGCGGGAGTCATCGCGCGATAGCGCGCGGCTGCGACCGCTATCGCGCGGTCAAGCTGCTCGGGGACCATGGTCACGCGTCCCAGTGCCGGTACTCGGACCGGTGGACGTAGGCCGTGCGCTCCCACGTGCCATCGACGTTGAACACGTCGATGCGCGTGCAGATCTGTCCGTACATGATCTCGTAACTCATGATCAGCCTCTCCTGTCGATCGTGACTACTCATCAGGCAGGCAGGGACACGGCGCACTGCCAGGGTTATCACCTCGTGGCTCACCTGGTGTTACGTGCTGGTGTGCCCCTGCCCGCTTGACGAGACAGGGCCGGTTGCGCCGGCCCTGCAACGTCTCAGAGGTACCGCGACGTTACGTCGCGGTTGTCCGCGTCGCGGACCACGATGTTCCACATCTGGCCCGTGCGCAGGTTGTCCAGGTACCCCAATCCATCCTTGCGGAAGTAGGGCGCGTTCACCGGCACGCTGTGCGCTCCGGTGTCGTCAATCCATGTCACCGTTATGTCCATGTGCAGTCCTCTCCTGACTGTCTCGTCAGAGAGGCAGGGAAGTCCGGTAAGCGCACGGGCAACCGCTTGACGCGGTTGCGGAACGAACTCCGGGCATGCCGCCCGTACTGGGGCTGCCCTGCCTCTTTGACGAGACAGGGCCGGCGGTCCGGGCGCGTGGCGGGACGGTGGTGCGCTGTCCTCTCGCGCCGGCAGCGCCGGCCCTGCTCAGTCTGTGTGTCCGCACCTCTCGGAGTGATGCGGTACTCCCATCGCATCCAATGGGGGATGCGACTGTCCGTCCTATCCGTGACCGGTCATTGCGGGATGTCTGCCCCGCTCGGGAATCACGTCTCAGTGCCTAGCACTCACGCGCCTACGGAGTTCGTTCTCCCTGCGCACGTGGACTCGCTGTGGGTTGTTCGCACCGGGTCGGTTCGAGCCGAAGGGCTCCATCCGCCACCCCTGCGATCCGGCCTCTCGGCCGGTCCTCCGTGGTGCTGAGACGACTCTAGTGATTGATAGGTCTGTGTGACATAGGTCTGACCGTAAAGCGATTGCAAAGAGTGTGGATCATGGGGCTGAGATGGTGAAGATCTCGTGAAAACCACAGGTCGTGACACCTCGTGAGGCGGGAGCCTCTGGCCACGTGCGGCGCCATCGGCGCTCGCATCCGTAGATCCATGTGCGGTTCCGATGCCTCAAAGGGCACCGGATGCCCTGTCCGGGCGCGCGGTCTTGCACCGCGTGCCGCGGTGTGCCTCTCCCCGCGTAGAACGGGGAGGGTTCATGCACCCTCTAGCGCCCCCTGAAGCCCCGTCAAGGGGTCGAACGGGGGCGGTTGGCCCAGTGGGGCACGGGACGGCCCAAAGGCCGTCAGAACGGCGTACAGCGCTTCCGGAACGGGAGTTCCGGCATCACGGCCGGCAAGGCACCGCGCAAGCGGTGATCGGCCGGCGAAGCCTCGCGCGCGCGTACGCGCGAAGAGGGCCGCTCGCCAGAGCGGCCCGACTGTCGCCTTCAGGCGACCACTTGCGTCCTCACGCCGGACGGCGTGAGGGATCGGCCGCGAACGAGCAGCCTGCCTCGCAGGCTGTCTCGGGAGCGGTCAGTGATCGAAGATCACTTCCCGCACTGTGCCGCCGTAGGCGGCACGGGTGAGCTGTGCGGAGCACAGCGAACGCAAGCGCGATGACCACATCGAAGATGTGGCATCGCATGATCCACACGCACAGAGAGCCGGCCTGTTGGCCGGCTCAGTGGTGTGCACCTGGTGGTGCACACACAGTGTGTGGTGCCTGGTGGCACCACACCATGGGGCGACTGGACACCCCCTCAGGCACATAGTGCCTGGTCAGAGGGGGTGGACTGTCGCTCACGCTCCAGTCCAGGGCCTTGTCTCATTGTGCGCCGTATGGCGCACATTGTCCGATTCTGTCTCTCTTTGGCGCCGAAGGCGCCAGTTTGACCCCGGGGTTTTAAAACCCCGGGCCCTGGACTGGACTGGTCCGCCCCTGGCGGTGCGTCCCAGACCCCTTAGGAGAGCGCCGAGGGGCGCTCTCAGGGATTTGCGCCTGAAGGCGCATCTGGGCGGCCCCGACAGCCCCGAGGGGCCGCCACTGTCGCGCGTATGCGCGTGGCGCCATTCAACATAAGGTCAGCAAGTCGTGTCGTCAAGTCTCACCCTCCACTTGAGGGAGGTCGGGGGTCAGTGACCCCGCGCTAATCTCGGGACATGTCCACGTACGTCAAGTCCCCTGACCCGGTCGAGCCGTTGGTGAAGGTCGCGGTCTACATGTACCCGACGGAGCGCCAGAGGGTCCGTGAGCAGGCGTCCCGCCGCGGGATGGCCATGAGCGAGTACATCAAGTTCCTCATCGAGCGGGACCACCGCGGAACCCTGGACGGCCGGCCGTGAAGGCCCGCTTCAAGAACGAGTGCTTCATCTGCTACCGGACGATCTACCCGGGTTCCACGATCCGGAAGTCCCGTTCCGGAAAGTTCGTCCACGACGAATGCGGTAAGGCCGCCGAGGCCAAGGCGGCCATTACAGCCGGGATCACCTTCCGGGCTCAGCAGCCGTCGTACTGGCGGGTTGGCCGCTCACCTTCGAGTCGTCGCAATCGCAGGGATTAGACCTGCGATTGCGCGCCGCCTTCGCGGCGCTGCCTGGGATTCTCGGGACTCGTCCCCGGAGCCGTACACTGCTAGCACCAAAGTGCTAGCAGTCGGGGGGTGCAGTGGCCCACAGGATCGTCGGAGGGCAGTCGCCCTCCAGGGACCGCCGTCGCAGCATCGAGTCCTCCGCGCACGCGAAGGACATCATCCTGGCGGGCATACGCTCCGGGATGACGATCCGCCGGGCCTGTGAGGCCGCGGATCGCGTGGAGTCCACGTACGCCTACTACCGCAAGCAGGACCCGAACTTCCGCAAGCTGGCGGACGCCGCGCTCCAGGCGCGGGCGGAGGGCTACAAGCCCGGCCAGGTGCCGGTGCCGGACTTCCCCGAGTTCTGCGAGAGGTACCTGAACACCAAGCTGTTCTGGCATCACCTCCAGTGGGTGGACTTGCTGGACGGCAGGGAGCCGCGCGACCTGCATCCCTCCCAGCGCTACGTCCGCGGGGACGCGGACCAGATCCTGGTGAACACCCCGCCCGAGCACGCGAAGTCGACCACGCTGACGGTCAACTACGTGACGTGGCGGATCGTCTGCGATCCGAACGTCCGGATCCTGGTGATCTCCAAGACGCAGGACATGGCGAAGAAGTTCCTGGTGGCGATCAAGGATCGCCTGGCGGAGAACGAGGCGTACGCGCAGCTTCAGGCGGACTTCGGTCCGCCGGGCGGCTTCGCCGAAGGCGCGGCCCGCTGGGCCGCGGACGCCATCTACGTGGCCGGCCGGGACTCCGGCGAGAAGGACCCGACGGTTCAGGCCGTCGGCATCAAGGGGCACATCTACGGCTCCCGCTGTGATCTGGCGATCATGGATGACTGTGTGGACCACACCAACCACCAGGACTTCGAGAAGCAGATCGACTGGATCCAGAACCAGGTGGGCTCCCGTGTGGCCGACTCCGGCGGCCGGATGCTGCTGATCGGCACCCGCATGGAGACCACGGACCTGTACTCCGAGATCCTGAAGCCGGCGTACTACATCGAGGGGCAGTCGCCCTGGACGTACCTGACGCAGCCGGCCGTCCTGGAGTACGCGGACGACCCGAAGGACTGGAAGACCCTGTGGCCGGTCACCAACCGGCCTCCGGTCTCCATCTCGGGCCGCAAGGCCGCGGAGGCGGCCGGCTGGCCCAGGGATGACATGTGGCCGATGTGGCACGGCGAGGCGCTGTCCGCCAAGCGCCGCAAGATGCGGGCGCGGAACTGGTCGATGGTCTACATGCAGGACCAGGTGGCCGATGACGCGATCTTCAAGCAGGAGGACGTTCAGGGCTGCGTGGACAAGGCCCGCTACCCGGGCCGCCTGATGGACGGTCAGTCCGGGCACCGCAAGTACGGCATGGACGGCGTGACCGTCATCGCCGGCCTGGACCCGGCCGCCGCCGGGTACACGGCGATCGTGGTTCTGGCGCTGGACCGCCAGACCGGGGTCCGGTGGCTAGTGGAGGTCGTCAACCGCCGGGCGCTTCCTCCGCACGAGCTGCGTGCGGAGATGAAGCGGATCACCGAGCGGTACGGCGTCACGGAGTGGCGCGTGGAGAAGAACGCCTATCAGGCGTCGATCATCCAGGACCGCGAGGTCCGGGAGTTCATGAACTCCCGCGGTGTGCTGCTGTCCGGGCATCACACGAACTCCAACAAGTGGGATCCCGACTTCGGCGTGGCCTCGATGGCCACGCTGTTCGACGGTTGGCGCGAGGGGCGCAACCTGATCCGTCTGCCGTCGCAGACGCAGTCCGAGCCCGTCAGGGCTCTGGTGGAACAGCTCTGCGCCTGGTTCCCGGAGACCAAGGGCCTGACCGACACGGTCATGGCCCTGTGGTTCGCGGAGATCCGCTGCCGCGAACTGATGGTCTCCGACCTCAG